TGTTAATTAATAATATACATATATCATGGCAGAAAGACCATTATACACTTTATATAAGAATCTGAAAGCGCAGAACTATGATGTGCCTAACGATTACAATAAGTTTGAGAGTGCCCTGACAAGAGACGGAAAGAGCGGTGCAGACAACAGACACGCTATCTACGAGAATTTGAAGGCTCAGAACTTTGATGTTCCTGATACCTATGAGCGGTTCTACACTGCGTTATTCGAGCCTCGTAGCAAGACATCATCAAGGGCAAAGGGCGGTAGTGTACCTATGAGTGCTGCCGACCGTGCTCGTTTTTTGTCTGGGGCAGCAGCTATCTCGGCAAGTGCAAAGCAGATAGTTAATAATGCTGGCAGATACAACCGACTGAAACAACGCAAGCAGAAACAGCAGAAGGATTTCGGCCGTGTGAACTTAGGTACACACCTGACTCCCTTTGGTGGTGATGCTAACGATGTAGTGAAGGACGAGTTCGCCTACAACCCCGAGACTGGCAAGGCTGGCGCATACGTAACATCTGACAACGAGAATGCTTACACACAGAGTGATGCCGAACAGAAACAAGCTATACTGGATAAGTATGGCGAAGAGTGGAATAAGGCCGTAGATATGGGTATGGTTCCTTCTGAGTTGGATAAGGCAGACCCTGATTTGTCTGACACAGATGTTGCTATGCGACAAATGGAGAGAAGACAAGAGTGGCTTGACGAGAATCAGAACAGACGTTCTAAGGAGTTGAATGAGTCTATGCACTTGCAGGACTCTCCGTTTGTTGCATCAGGAGGAGCCGTTGCGCCCTCATCGTTCAATACGGCCATAGGCAATGAGGCGAACCGCTTGTCTGATGCAGAATATGGTGCTTATAATACCGCCAAGGCCTATAATCAGATGTTGCGTACCACTCTGCTTCAGGAGCTAAAGGAACAAAAGCAGAGAAATGAAGATGCTGGTTGGTGGAAAGATAAGTGGAATGACGTATCCAATTATTTTGGAGGAATGTTCGATACTATGCTTGACCCGAAGCTGTATTCTCAGGGTGTTATGGATGCAGCTATCGCAAGCAATCTGCTTCAAGTAAAGAAAGGCATGGAAGAAGGAACGATCAAGAAAGGTTCCAATGCTGGAGATGCCGCACAAGTTATGCTCAGTGCTATTCAGCAGCAACAAGGGGAAGCTACAAAACAACAACAGAATGGCACGAAGGCCTATCAGTATGGAGACGTGAGCGGCCGCTCCTTAAAGTTTATGGGGGATTTTGCATTAAGCGGCTGGAGAAATGTTATGACCACTGGTTTTACTAAGGCAGGAGAAAAGGTTGGAGAGAAAATGGCTCTCGGTGCTTTAGGCAAATGGTTTACGAAGAATACTGGTCGTGTACTCGGCGATATGGCTGGTAGTGCAGCATTGGCGGCAACCAACCAACTTGGTTCTACATATAATAACGTGATAGAGCGTTATGTTGGAATGAACAACGAGAATGGAGGTGTAACCCAAGATAAGAATGGCGATTTGAGTTTCAATAAAGGTGTCAGTCTTGGTAAGGCTATCAAGGATGGCCTTGGTTCAGCTACGATAGAGAACTTCTCGGAAATGTTCGGTGAATATCTGCCTGGTGCGTCTAAGTTGTTGTCTAAGTTGGGTCTTTCAAAGGTATCTTCTTTCTTTGAAAAGATAGGAAACAATGCTTACTATAAATGGTTGAGCAACGCAACTAATAAATCAGGAATCCAAGGTGTGATGTCTGAGATTGCAGAGGAGGAGTTTGGTACTGCCCTTCATGCAGCATGGGGCGATGGCGATGGAAGTTGGAGTGACTTCAATGTCTTCACGAATCCTGATGCAAGAGAAAAGCAGATTGATACTTGCCTTGGAATGTTCTATTCTGTTGGTTTCATGCAGTCTCCTCGAACTGCTGTTGGTGCCATAAATGCTGTACGATATTTTAATCTCAAGCATCAGGTTACTAAAGCAGACAAGTTTGGCCAGATGATGTTTAACGACAAGTGGGATGAAATCAAAAGCAAGATTGATGTTACGACCAATGCAGACTTGACAAAAACGGTCTTGGATGCCACTCGTTCAGACTCCATGAATGCCAAGCAGAAAGGTGCTGTCATCAATTATGCTATGTTCCTTAGCAAGCTTCGTGGATTCAATCAGGCATCAGACGCAAAGACAAAAGATAAGGTTGAAGAAGGAGAAACCGCTCCAACATTATCCAACGACCTTGATGACGCTTATACAGAAGGTCACAATGCTGATGATGCAGACAAGCATGATATTCAGATTCAGCACGAAGACCAGGCGAAAACTCTTGCAGTGGCATTGAATATCTCTGAACAACAGCTATCTGGCATGAGTGACGAGGAACTGGAATCCCTGACAGGACAGGATGATAAACTTGACCAAGCTATCTATGACTATCAGTTGTCTTCCGCTCGCTATCAGGGTGTGGTTGATGATGCACAAGACAAGGTTGACCTCGCTGCTCATCAGGCAGAACAGAGAGTGAATATGTATACAGACCAAAGTCGTGGCTCTGTCCGTAACGCAACCATCAAGGCATCAGGAGGTGCGGAAGACTATGGTGTGTATATTATCAGCGGTAATATTGCCACTCATGAAGATGGCTCTATTGATGTAAGCAATAGCGATGACATGATTCTCTACTTTGACCCGACAACGAATAGTGTAGAACACGCAGATGCGTTGATGTTCGCTGAACTGGGTGAAGAACTCCCTGCCGCTGATGTGAAGGCTCAGGCGGTAGCTGATGCAAAAGAGAATGCTATCAAGGAGATTGCTGGTATCATTGACGGAACTGTAGAGGTTGGCTCTCAATTTTCTGTTACCGATGCGGACGGAACAGAGCATACCTACGAGGTGTTGGCTGACAATGGTGATGGTACGGCTATGATCACTATTGATGGCAATGTGCCTACAGAACTTGTCAAGGGTGAGAATGTGCAGATACCATACTCTTTTGCAGACTTACAGCAGATGAAAGACATGGAAGACCAGAAGAGACTGGAAGCTGCCAAGGCAGAACGAGAACAGATGGAGAAGGAACGTGACGAGCAGCAGACGGAGGAGACTCAACCATCATTCGACTTCAACAAGATTCTCAACGATGATGGTAACGTGGTGCTCGTTGATGTACTCGGCAAGGATGGTAACACTAAATATCCTGGCTCTACATTATTCCTCATCCGTGATGCTGGTGCTAAGGCTAAGGTAGTGGAGTTGAAGAGTGATGGTACAATCGTTCCTCATGCGGTGAACAAAGAAGATGTGGCCACAATCTCTACTATGTCGCTCGATGAATACAAACAAGCTATGCCTTCCTCAATGATAGAGGATAATAGTGGAGAGAATAGAGGTGAGATAGAGGAGGAAGCTCCGACAATAGAGGGCGAGACTGCTGAACCTGCTGAGGAAACTGCCACTCCTGAATCTGCCGAGGACTCTGCAACCGAACAGAATCCTGCTGCCGAACAGACTCCTGCTATAACTCTTGAAGACGGAACTATTGTACCTATGCTGGAGGATGGCAATCCTGACTTCTCGAAGCTGAGTGCCGCACAGACTGCTGAGTTGTATGACTCCCAGTTTGGCGAGGATGCAGATGGTATCGTGTCTGGATATGTGTCTGATGCTAAGAAGGCACTCGACAAGGCCAACAATATGACTGTGAAGGGCAAGACTTTCGTTGAGCAGAAGGCTGCCAAGGATGCTAAGGAGAAGGCTATTGCTGATGCTCAGGCGGCTTATGACTCTGCTATCGCTATCCGTGATGCTTATAACGAACGACAACTTGCTAAGGAAGAGAATACTCCTGAGGGCAGAAAGAGTCTTATTGAAAAGGCGAAAAGAAAGTTTGCCCGATTGAAGAATAGCGAAGAATGGAGTGAGCGGCCTGGTGACTTGTGGAATGAGACTGTCGGCAAGTTGCTTCATCGTCTATATGATGCAACAGGAATTGACGTATTCAATGATACTCCTAATACTGTCTACGAATATGTTGCTGAAAATGTCGGTCCGTATAGCCTAAATTATGAAGGCAACGATAATTCAAAGGGAGTGCAACAGGAGACAGGTTTGTCTCGTTCTGACTTTGCCAAGTTGGGATGGCTCGCTGCCGAAGGTAAGGGTATGACTATTGATGCTAAAGTACACAGGCTCTGGGAGAACAGACCTTCCAACTTGGAGAGTGCGGACACGCAGGAGATAAGAAATGCCTTGATCAGTCTTATCACAAGCGGTCAGACTGCATTCCAAGCGAGAGATTATATTATGAATCAGCGTATCGAACTTGCAGAGAGTGCGTTGGAGGAGCAACTGAGACAGGAAGAAGATGCGGCCGAAGCTCAGAAGGCTAAGGAGGAGGAAGAAAAGAAAAAGGCTGAACTGGAGAAGAAAAAGGCTGAGGAAGAAAAAGTCGAGGAAGAGAAGATCGAGGATAATGAGAATACTGAGTTCCCTGACAAATCAAAGGAGGAGAGCAAGGCTATTGAAGTCCCCGAGGATGCAACGGATGAGAAGCCTTTGGGTGAACAACTTGATGAGTCTGACCTGCCTTTTTCCGCTAAGGATAACGGCCAACAACAGACAACTGCCGAGCGTGCTGCTGACGTGGAGAAGAATAAGGTGGATGATATGAAGGTCGTTGACAACATCGTGGGACAAAAGACTCGCAAGGCTTTCGAGAGGTTAGCTAAGATGATGGGTGCCAATATTCAGTGGCAGTACTCAGACAAGTTGGGTAACGGCTGGATTCAGGAGACTACGGATGCCGATGGCAACGTGCATCGTACCATCTTCATCACTCTTGACTCTTCTATCACGGAAGGTGCTCAGTTTATCTTCGGCCACGAGATGACTCACCAAATCAAGAACCTGAATCCTTCTGCATACAATGAGTTGACTCAGCTTGTGCTTGATACCTATGGCTCAGATGTTTTCGGCAAGGCTGTAGATGAGACAACGAAGAGATATTCTGATGCTGGATTCTCTGGACGTGATAGAGATTACTATGCTGAGGAGGTTGTTGCTGATGCGGTAGGTGAAATGATTCGTGACCTCAATCTTGCTCACACTCTCGCTATGAAGATGTCCCATCCTCTGCTCGCTGCTATCCATGAGATATTGCAGAAGATTAAGTTGGCATTCTTTGGTACAGAGTATAGCGATGTGACTAAGAACATCATCCGTTCTATCGAACAGGCCTATGTGAAGACTGCAAAGGGTCAGGTGGTGAATAGTGAGACTGGTGAAGATGTTTCCTTCTCTCTACGTCAGAAACCTGAACCTAAGAAGAAGGGTATCGGCTACAAGGTGTTCGTATTGAAGGATGGCAAACTCTATCCACCAATGGTAGCGAACCCTGATGGTGCTGCTACTCCAGTTGGTGTATGGCTCGATGCTGATGCTGCTCCTATAGCAGGAGAAAGCAAGACTGGCAGACCTCAGGTTAAGCAGGGCGGCAAGGGAACACAAGGCGGTAGCGGTAAGTTAGCTTATAGACCAGGCTGGCATTTGGGTGTAGTGCCTTACGCTATCCAGTTCAACCGCAAGGATGCTGAGGGCAACAAGAGTCTCTTCCCTAAGAACTTCGTTTTCGCTGAGGTGGAGTATGCTGCTGACGTAGATTATCAGGAGGAAGCTCGCCAAGAGGGTATCAATCCATCGGGCAAGTATCAGCATTCACTCGCTGGCTTGAAACATCTGCCTACGGATGGCTATTATATGTATCGTACCAACCCGAACCCTGAGACTGACCCTTGGGTGATTACCGGTGCGATGAAGGTGAACCGTATCTTGACTAGAGCAGAGCAAGCGGAACTTGTGAAGAACGCTGGTCGTGAACCTCAGCAGATTCAGGAGGGCGATATTGTTACTGATGATGTTGTGGATAGCATCAATCAGGAGATAGCTGATGCTCCTAAGTTCTCGTTGAAGGTCTATCATGGTAGTGGTGCTGACTTCACAGAGTTTGACTTCGACCACATGGGCGAGGGTGCTGGCTCCCAAGTATTCGGTTGGGGTGGCTATGTTACTTCATCAAAGAAGATTGGCAAGAGTTATGCTAACATAGTAGATGCCAATGCTCCTCATCAAGATGTAGAATATGTTGGTAATAACGCTCATGAATATACAGATGTAGTTGCTGGCTTGTTTAATGGTGGTCAGAGAGATTATGATGATGTTAAGGAGTTCTTGCAGAATGGCTATAATGCCGACAAAGAGAATGCTCGGAAGAGACAGATGTTGGAATGGTTTGAAAGCACGAAGCCTTCTGATTGGAAATCTATTAATGATGGCAAAAGAAATCTCTATGAGGTGGATATACCTGATGATAATGGCAGAAATTATCTGAAATGGTACGAGACTTTGAGTGAGGAACAGATAAATACTATTCGTGATGCTTTGGCTAAGAAGGGTGTTGATGTTTCGTCTTGGGAAAATAGAGGTTTCAAATTGGATTTGCCTTTTAAAGATGTATATACAGCAGTTCTTCCGATGATGATGCGTTGCGAGCCAAAGGAAGTGAGCAAGTTCCTCTCTTCTCTTGGTTTTACTGGTATTAAATATCCTGCTGGTACTATCCAAGGTGGTGCAGAGGAAGGAGATACCAACTATGTTATCTTCAAGCCTGAGGATATGAAAATCACAGAGCATACCAAGTTCTCTATCAAGACCTATCACGGCTCCCAAGCATCATTTGACAAGTTCGACCACTCCTTCATGGGTAGCGGTGAGGGTGCTCAGGCTTACGGCTGGGGTACTTATGTGAGCGAGGTAGAAGGTATTGCCAAGGCTTATGCTAAGCAGAATGCAGCCAAACATGGAATGCCAAGAGATTACAAGATTGCACAGCTTCACTTAAATCATGCCAAGTTTGAATACGAAAAGGTACAACGTGCCTATAATAATAGTAAGGCTTATATTGATAGCCTTAAAGAAGATTTGCAGAATTACAGAGATTCTATGGCAAGAAGAAAAGAAAAGGTTGCATATTTCGCACAAAACAATATGCCTGAAACTGTTGATAAGTTGCTCAAACAGATAAAGAGAGCAGAAGATACCATTAAGGTTACAGAGAACGACATCAATATGCGAACTAATGACCTCGAAGGATGGAAACCAAAACTGGAAGAGGTAAAGAAGAAGTATGAGGAAGAGCAGAAGAAGTTTGATGCTATTCCAAAACCTCAGATTGAGCGCAACCTTTACTCTGTAGATATTCCTGATGATACTGGTGAAAACTACATCGGATGGGATGAAAAAATGACTCCTAGAATGCGTGATATTAGGAAAGAAATTCTTGAAGACAATGGTTATAAACTTGTCGATTCCGATGATATGCGTGACTATTTCGAGGACAGAGACGGAAAGGAATACGAATTGTTCAAGGAGCAGTATAAGACTGGCGGCACTTTCTATGAAGAGTTGGCTCAGTTACTACATTCACAGAAACTTGCATCACTCGCATTGAAGGAGTATGGTTTTGATGGTGTTAAGGTTATTGCTGAGCGCAATACTGGCGGCAACAAAGAAGGCAAGATGAACTATGTTATCTTTGACGAGAACAATGCTCAGATTACTAATCACACCAAGTTCTCTCTCCGCTTGAAATCTGCCATTGACGAGACAGAAACCAACCCATCTGACGCACAGAAGGAGAGTGGCAACTACAAGAAGGGACATATCAAGTTTGGTGGCTACGATTACACAATAGAAAATCCAAAGGGTTCGACTCGCTCAGGCAAGGATGCTAATGGCAAAGAGTGGAAAGTAACCATGCACGATACCTATGGCTATATCCGTGGAAAGTTTGGTAAGGATGGCGACCATCTGGATATGTTTATCAATGACAAAGCAGACCTTGATAATTGGGATGGTGATGTATTTGTCGTTGACCAAGTGAATAGTGATGGCTCATTTGATGAGCATAAGGTAATGTACGGCTATGACTCCATGGATGATGCAGAAAAGGCTTATCTCGCCAACTATAGCAAGGGATGGAAGGGTCTTGGCAGTATTACTGGAGTAAGCAAGGATGAGTTCGACAAGTGGCTTGATACGAGCAAACGTAAGTTAAAGCCATTTGCTGACTACGCAAAGGTAAAGTTCTCTCAGGCGCAGTCTGTTTCTGAACCTCGTTACTCTTTGAAGGATATAAAGCCAGTAGGTGTTGGTGCTTTCGGAAATATATACAATCAGTTCCGTGGTAATGCCAAGGCTGCAATCGAGTTCTTGAAGAAGGTTCGTGGTGGAGAAGCTGTTGGTGCTCTTCATCACAAGGATATTGGTGATATTGATTTGGTTTGGGGCAAAGAAGGAACTGGACATAGTGATGGCTATGGTCTTTCTAAACTTGTGAAGTATCATCCTGAGGTTCTTGATAATTTGCAGGAGATTCTGAATGATATGCGTGTAGTTTCAAGCAGTAAGAATCGTGTAAACTTGGAAAGTGAAACCCATAAGGCTGGTGTTCGTCTTACTTGGGATGGAGAAAGGAAATCTTGGTTGTTGACTGCATTTAAAAAGGAAACTTCGGCAAGCGACAAGAGGACAGACACTGCCGCTACTTCGTTGGAAGGTGACACCGCTCTCTCCCAAACCGAAGGTTCTGCTGCAAAGATAGACAATTCTTCTGAAACTGCCAAGGAAAATGGCGAAAAGTTTTCTTTGAAGGAGGAGAAGACTCTTGCTGGAGTTCACAACATTACTGAGGAGAAGCTATTGAAGGCTATCAAGCAGGGCGGTCTTGCCAATCCGTCTGTGGCGGTTATTGATTCCAGTAAGCAGAACCATGAGGACTATGGTGACATTTCCCTGATATTGCCTTCTGATAAGGTGGCCAAGAGAACTGGAAAGAACGCTGGCACTTGGCAGGGCGATGCTTGGACGCCTACCTATCCGCAAGTAGAGAGACAGATGAGTAATAAGGGGGCTGCAAAAGCATCTAAGGATGTTAGTTCTGTCCCTGGCGATATGTACAGAGAGGTAAGAAGAGGACTTGACCGATGGCTGGATGGTGGAGAAGCAAACTCTGCTATGGCCTATATGTTCCTTTACGAAAAGGGTTTGGCTCCTGAACCGAAGAAGATTCAGCATAAGTTTAGTGATGAAGATTATAACAAGTTGAAGAATATTACTGCTGGAGACTTCAATATCTATGGTATCGGCAAGGCTGATGCCCAGAAGGTCTTGGATATGTACATTGATGCCAAGTTTGGTGGTGATAAGGATTTGTATGAGGAGAAGACTAAGGATTGGTTGGAAAGAAACAAGTCTATCGTTGATGCTGGTAATAAGGGTGGAATGAGATATACCATTGCCAAGGATAATGTTGAACTGTACGATGAATATGGTTTCAACTATAAGAGCGTACAGACTTTCGTCCGTGATGTAGAGTATGACCATCGCAAGACTGGTGTTGATATGAATGCCACGCTTAATGAGGTTGAAGACTACATCAAGACCAATAACCTGACAGATGAGTTCAATACTTGGCTGGAAGGCAAGGAAAAGGAGTATGGCATTAAGGAGGTAATCTTTGATGGCTTCACTCCAAGCGGTAATCGTAGATATGTACCAAATACCTTGGAGAATGTTTCCAAGATAATGAAGAAACAAGGACGAAATGGTGCAACTGGAATATCGGTATCTTTCCAAAATTTTGCTGCAAGTTTGATGCCTTCTTATGGAACATTGAAGGATATTCGCTCCAAGAAAGGCTTGTTGACTTCTGATCATGAGGATTTAGACAAGTTCACCGAAAAGTGGTCGAAAGTATTCTTTGAACTTGGTATGAAGTGTCAGCCTGATGCAACTGGAACTTTTGATGATTATGGTTTGGCAAGGCTCTCTGAGGCAGCAAAGACAAGTGACCCACAAGCCTATTTGAAGAAGGAGTACAATGTGGACTTCTCAGATGAGGACACGAAACGTTTAAAGGAAATGGTTAAGGCTATCAAGGAAGAATCCCCAGCCATGTACTTTGAAACCAAGTTTGAACGTCCTGTTGGCTTTAACGAGTTCTCTTCTGCTGTGGTCCCAACAACGGCAAGTGACGAGGTTAAGCAGGCTTTGAAGAATGCTGGTGTGCAGATTTACGAGTACGATAAGGAGAAGGAAGGAGACCGCAACCGTGCCTTCAGCGAAGCTATCAATAGTAGCGACAATATCCGATTCTCTCTGAAAGCAATGATGGAGAAGCCAGAGGGATGGAAACAGGCCAACAAGAAGGCTATACATATTGCAGAAGCTATTGAGCGTGACCCTAAGTTCTCGTTGAAGAATCTTGATGGCACTCTCATTAAGGCTGGAACATACTTTAGCGGTGGCGGTCTTGTTGAGGAAGGCTTGAAGGGTATCATCGACCCAGTGGTGGCAGTGGAGTATGATGAGAAGATAAGCGGTGTATATCGCAATAACTTCGGGCAGCACATCGTTACTGCTGATGTTCGTGATGTTGACCCTAAGGAATTGGTGAAGCAGATAGATGGTGAGGTGGAGTACTTCCATGCTTCTCCTGTCTGCAAGAACTATTCTCAGGCGAAGAGTAACCATGTTGAGGTGGAACTTGACAAGGAGACTGCTGCAAGTACTGCCGAGTTTATCAACGCTATAAAACCAAAGGTGGTGACCATTGAGAATGTGAAGGGGTATAAGGATTCGGAAGCGATGAAGACTATCACGGATGCCCTGGATGCCAACGGTTATACTTGGGATGCAGATGTCTATAATGCTGCTGACTATGGCGGCTACACCAACCGAGAGAGGTTGATCGTCCGTGCGGTTCGTGATGGCAAACTCCCTGAAAAGCCAAAGAAGATGACACGCAAGAGTGGATGGTATGAAGCTGTGGCTGATATTATCCCTACCTTGACCGAGAAGAAGAATGGTGTGGCTCCTTGGATGGATATTCGCTTGAAGGCTGATGGTATTGACTGGAGAAACATAGACAAGCCATTGTATGTGATGGGTAGTGCCTATGCTGACGGAAAGGTTCCTCATGCCTTCGCTGATGAACTGCTTCCAACGCTCAGAACGAAGAGTGGTGATGTGATTGTGATGCCTGATGGTAAGGTATATCGTGCTATGGGCAGAGTACTCGCAAGAGTGTCAGGAGTGAGCGATGATTACAAAATGCCATTCTCCGAAAACCTGAGCCATACCATCATCGGAAACGGAATCCCTACCCAGTTGACGGAACATGTGATTGCTCCTTTGCTTACTGGTTCTGACCCTAAGTTTAGCATCCGTACCTATCATGGTACTGGTGCTAAGTTTGACAAGTTCGATTTCAGCCACATGGGTGAAGGCGAAGGTTCACAAGCATTTGGCTGGGGTGGTTATGTTACTAACTCTAAGGATATTGCTGAGGACTACACAAGACGTGCCAAGATAAGGAAAGATAATGGCGGTTTTGAATTTGTGACAGATATGTCTGCCAATAACAAAGATATGGTAAGACAATATATCTATAAACATAAAGATGTAAACAAGGGATTGGATGCTATGAGAAAAGACCTTTCTTCTGCTATAGAAATGTTCCCTGATGATGATGATTTAAAGGAACTTAGCAATATTCTTGCAAAGAAGAATGACGAAATAGCTGTTCCTGATAATATTGCTTATCTTTATGATGTGGATATTCCTGATGATAATGGAGATTATCTTGACTGGGAGAATAAACTGAAAAAATCTCATTTGAATAAGGTAAATAAGGAGTTGGTTAGAATAGGCAAGGAGCCTATTGAGACCATTTATCCAAGTCGTGTTGATGGTAAGGTAAGAGGTCAAGACTTGTATGATGAACTTTCCGCTATACTTGGTTCTAAAGAAGCAGCAAGTAAGTTGTTAAGTGATGCAGGCTTTGTTGGAATCAAGTACCCTGCTGGAACTATCTTTGGAGGTGCAAAGGAAGATGATTACAATTATGTGATATTTGATGAGAACAATGCCAATATCGTGGGTAATACCCGATTCTCTTTGCGCTATGACAAGTTTGAGCATGACTTGAACCAGTGGAAGAAGGATAATAATCTGCCAAAGGATGCCAAGCGGCCAACTATCCCACAACGTAACGCTGGCGAGAGTGCCGTTGACTTCCTGAAGAGAGTGGACGAGTACCGCAAACAGATGGCTCTGTGGAAGACTGCTCCAACCTACGAGCAGCATCTTCTGAGTGATGATACTGCCCTTGGAGAGTTCAACCGAGAGTTGCAGCGTGGTTCTGTACTCAAGCGCATTGCCTTTCAAGACAGTATGCTGGCCATCCGCAAGGCTCAGGAAGCTATCATGAAGGAAGTGGGTGTTGACCGCCTGAACATGGCTGAGGATGCCTATACTGCCGAGAACCGCAGTCACGGCAAGGGAAAGAACGAGTTTGAGGAATACAACAATGAGTTCTTGCAGCCACTCAGAAAGGCTTATCACCAGATGAAGAAGGTGCTGGGCGACAGCTATGACAATGTGCGCCTCTACATGATGGCCAAGCATGGCTTGGAGCGTAATGCCCAGATGGCTTTCAAGGAGTCTTTGGAGGCTGACTATGAGGACGTGGCACAGAGAAGTGCTGCATACAAGGCTTATAAGGGAGATATAAGTCGGATGGGTAATGATAGTGGCTTTGAGCTTGGCCTCATAGATTATGCCACTTGGGTCCGAGAAGACAACGCAATCAAAATGAAATACTCTCCGTCCTACATGAAATATCGTTATGATAAAATGGGTATTGCTTTCGACTATTCTGGTCTGTCGGCTCTCTTCGATGGCTCAGATTTTGAGGAAGCTGCACATAAGTTGGTAAGGGATATTGAGAGTAAGCATATAGTTGAGACAAGAGAACTTTGGGATGCAACGAATGCAGCAACCAAGAAAATTCTTCGTGATGGCTATAAGGCTGGTATGATGAGCAAAGACACTTATCAGTATGTGCGAGACATGTATAGCCATTATATTCCTCTCCGTGGCTGGGATGGCACTACTGCCGACCAAGTATGGGACTATGTTGGTGGTGGCAAGGGTGCGTTCAATCAGACCTTGAAGACGGCACACGGACGAACCTCTATCGCTGATGACCCTATCGCATACATCGAGAATATGGCAGAGAGTGGAATTCTGCTCAACAACAAGAACTGGGTGAAGCAACACCTGATGCTCTTGGCACAGAATCATCCAACTTCCCTTCTGACCCTGAGCAAGGCTTGGTATGTGAAGAGTACGGATGCCAACGGCAACGAGGAGTGGATTCCTGCTACACCTCAGATTACTTCTCAGATGAACAGTAATCAGGTGAAGGCTGCCATTGATGCTTTCGAGCAGAAGATGGAGCAGATGGCTCAGACTGGCGATGCTACCCAGAAGCGAGATGGACTGAACATAGCCTATCCTCAGACACACAGCGAGGAGAGAGAACATGAGGTAAGAGTGATGAAGGATGGCGAGGAATATGTTATCTACGTGAATGGTGATCCTCAGTTGGCTCAGGCGATGAACAATACCAGAGCACACCGAGTGAGAGAGATTCAGAGTGGCAAACTGGATAGGGCTGCTGCCTGGTTGGGCAGAAAGATGGCTGCTGCCTACACCAGTCTTTCACCTCTCTTCATTCCTTCCAACTACTTCCGAGACCTGACCATGACGTTGGCGTCTACTGCTATTCGTGAGGATGGCAGATACAACTATCTCCTCAGAAAGAATCTCGCAACCTCTTGGAATCTTGGTTTCATGTTAAGAGACTATCAGAGCGGCAAGTTGAGAGAGAAGGTAAGCAACGGAAACGCTACAGAGAAGGAACAGATGTTCTATGACTTCATGATGAATGGTGGCGAAACTGGCTTTGTCTCTTCGCTTGATGTGGAAGACTTGAAGAAGAAATTCAAGAACGACTTGAAGGATTTGGACAGATGGAAGGCGAACCCAGTTAAGGTAGGGCACACCATCATGGATGGTATCGAGTTCCTGAACAGAGCGATTGAGGACAGTAACCGATTTGCGGTTTACATGACCTCTATTCAGTATGGACGTTCCATTGATGAGGCTGTGAATGATGCCAAGAACGTGACCCTGAACTTCAACCGCAAGGGTACTGGCGAATATGGCTGGCAGATGATTAGAAACCTCTATCTCTTCATCAACCCAGCGGTACAGAGTTTGCAGACCTTGGGTGCGCTTGGCAAGCATCATCCTTTCAAATTCACGGCTGTAACTGCATCGTGGATAGCGAGCGGTGTGCTGGTTCCTATCGTTAATGCAGCCTTGATGCAGATAGCTGCTGCTTTCGGTGGTGGCGATGGTGATGATAAGAAATGGTACAAGGATATTTCGAAGAAGTACTGGCAGTTCACCAAATGGGATAGACGAAATAACCTTATCATGTGGGTTCCTTTCACTCATGAGTTTATCAAGATACCGCTTGCTCAGGAGTTCCGTGCTTTCTATGGAGTAGGTGATATGATTGCATCCAATATGATGGGTGGCAAGCTGGCTAAGGAGAGTTGGAGTCAGTATGCAGAAGACTTGCTCGGTCAGGTAGTGGATATGCTTCCGCTTGACCCTACTGGCTATGATGGCAATATTGCTGTCAGTCTGATGCCGAATGCTATTCGCCCAGTCTTTGAGTTGGCTTTCAATATTGACTTCACTGGCAAGCCATTATTCAAGGAGACAGAGTACAACAAGTATGACCCTAACTTTACCAAGGCATACGTGGGCACTCCTGATTGGCTGGTGAGAGTATCGAAGATGGTTAACTCAATCGGAAACGACTATCCCGATGTGCAACAGAATGCCATAGATGCTTTTGGAGACCCAAGATACAATCTGAACAACCCTGGTGTTGTTGACCATGTATTGTCTTCTTATCTCGGTGGTGCTTACACCATGGGCAGTCAGGTGCTCGGTGTTCTTACCAAGTCACTCAACGACCCGAAGGAAATCAAGGTGGCTGATATTCCATTGGTAAGCAAGTTTGTCAGCAACCCTGATGATAGACCAGTCAGCAAAAAGCAGGGAGATGAGTTCTGGGATAAGAAGGAATACTACGAACGTGCTTCCAACACAATTAGCAAGTTGAAGAAACAAGCTAAGATTGATGGAGATTATTCCCTACTTGAACGTTTCTATGGCTCTGAGGAATACAAGACTTACAAGTTGTATGAGAAAGATGTAAAAGATTACAAGGAGACAAGAAAGAAGGAACGTGCTGAGGAGAGCGGTGATGAGTACAGACCACACCAACTTAATGCTGAGGACATCTATAATAATCATGCTACCTCTATGGATGAGTTTGAGGATATGAAGATGAAGCAACTCTTTGAAAAATTAAATTCGTTCAAGTCAAGATATGATGCTATTGTAGATAATGCTCCGAGTCAGAGCGATGGCTACTACAACACCAACAAGGCTGCTATTGATGCCATTGACGAGATTTCACTTGATAAGCAGGAGATTTCCGAGTTGAAGAAAGGTTTCTTGGATGATGGCAAGGATGCCTACAACGCTGAGGACATGAAACGGATTCGTGAACTGAGAAAGAAGATTCTTGCCGTACTGGAGAAAGCCAACAAGGTAGTTGTGGCCAATCAGAAGGCGAAGGCTAAGAAAAAATAAATATGGCTATCCCCTGAAAGTATAAGACTTTCGGGGGATATTTGCTTTCAATCTGAAACTTTTTATCCCTTTAGTTTGAATAAAATCTACAATCTGTAAGTATTTACAGAGTTTAATATTTAAAATATTATATTAATATGAATATCTCGTAGTTTTTTATTAGATTTGCCAAATCTAAGGACAATACAACCAAGGATTTTCAATCCTATAAACAAAAATGCTTATGAATCAAGAAGAAGATGAAGACCGACGGGTCAGAGAATTGGCGGGAGAAATAGTTAAACTCATCCCTGATCGCAGAAAAATAAAAACAGATTTACTTTACTTTAAGTATGCACCCATCTTGGTCATGCTTATCAGATGGTATGGTGTATTTCAATTCTATGACAACGATATGGAGATTACACTATGGTACGAAGAGAATGAGGAACCCGTCTGGTTCTTCTACTTTATTACTTACATTCTTTATCCGATTTCGCTTTGGAAAGGCCAAGTATTACACAGATTGTGTGTAGAATGGCGAATACCTATCCTGTATATAGCAGGGGTCAACGTGATACATGTCATGTTCGGATCTGTTGTTGTCACAAACAAGATGTATTGCTGTGATATGTTCTTGATTACACTCATTTTAATTCTATATGCTTATGTCGCAATTAGTAAATTACAGAATCATAGAGGCAGGACTTCGCACTCTTGCTGATAAGGCACACGAGTCGGCAATGGCGCAAGAAGAAGGGAAGCCCATACCTTGTGGTCTGTCGGAAGGAGACTTGGAGTTGGTAGCACTCCTTACCGCTATGATGAATGATACGCAAGCCAATAAAGGCTGGTGTGCCCACGAAATGGGTAAGTCTATCTCGTCATTTGAGAAGTATGTTCACGATGGCAAGATACCAGAAGGCATCCACGACCAGTTCGGACATGAAAAGAAGTGGAATAAATCCCTTATTCGATTCTTTGCCAATAAAAAGGCTTTCTTCCGTAAGCAAGCAAAGAAGTATGGTATCAATATTTAAGAACAACTAAACCAAATATAGGAGGGACTATTTAGTTTCTCCTATACTCTTACGGCCTTTTCCGTAATCGCAAATCGCTGCTATTCATATACTTAAACAACCTTTTACGAGTTTATCAATACCCATCCATATTATTCGTATCTTTGTGTCCGTAACGTTACAGAGTGAGTATCATTTTTATGTTTAACAAAAGATTTCAGGATAATATGGAAAGTAAAACGTATGTATTCGGAAACGAAGGCTCAACATCTAACAATGGGATGCTTGGTCTTCTTGCACCTCTGCTCCAAAAGCAGGGTGTTGACCCAAATGTCCTTCTTGCCATGAAGGGTAACAACGGCTTCGGTGGTGAAGGTGGCTGGTTTATGTGGGTAATCTTCCTTTTCTTCCTCATGGGCTGGGGAGGTAACGGCTGGGGTGGTTTTGGCAATGGTCGTGGCGGTCTCGCCAACGAGATTAACAATGACTATGGTCGTGGTCTCCTGATGGATGCCATAGGTGGCAACCGCAATGCACTCAGCAACTTGGCTACCCAGTTGAACTGCACCGAAGGTCAGATTCAGAGTGCCATTTCTGCCTTGACCTCTCAGGTCCAGAATGTAGGTAATCAGGTAGGTATGAGCGGTATGCAGACTATCAATGCTTTGCAGCAGGGTAATATGCAGATTGCTCAACAGATTGCGAACTGCTGCTGCGAGAACCGCTTGGCTATCTGTCAGCAGACTGGAACCTTGCAGAATGCCATCAACAATGTAGCTAATGGTCAGGAGCGTGCAGCTTCCTCTCTCGCTTATGCTACTCAGCAGCAGACTTGCGACTTGCATAACGCTATCAAGGAAAGCACTCAGACCATCGTTGACGGTCAGAAGCAAGCCGAGTTCAGAGAAATGCAGAACAAGATTGATGCACTCCGTGAGGAGAACAGCACATTCAAGTCTTCTGCTATGACTTCTCAGATTATCGGTCAATCACTTGCGCCTGTAAATGCCGCTTTGGCTGGTTTGCAGAGTGAAGTCAACGCAATCAAATGCGCCCAGCCGAATACTGTGACTGTACCATATCAGCCATTCCAGGCCATTCCTAACTGCGTGGCTTATCAGTATGGTTTGAATGCTGCCAACAATGCAGGATTCTGGGGTTAAAGAAAGGAGGCCGCTATGTTATGGTTAAGACCTTATACATGGGTGAATCGTAATGGTTCGGCAGCCATCGCTTCTACGGGCGTGGTGGTGAATACCAACAATGTTGTTTTCTCGTTCAAGAACCACGCCTTTGTGAATGCCAGCTATAGAGGAACGATTTTTGTGAACCTGAAGCAGGCTATTCCGACAGGAACGACTGGTACGCTGCCTATCCTTTTCGAGACCAACGGAGCAACACAGGCTGTGAGCAAGTTCAATGGTGCGCCATTGACGGTTGCAGACGTGCCTGGGACTGGAGTGTTTCAGTTCTGGTTTGAGAGAGATACTAACACCCTACAGATGATGACGGGTATTGTTTAACAAGAATAGATAATAGGAGATTACATTATGTTTCAAGGTTTAAGAACTAATTCCTTATTTTATGTACTCGACAAGGGTGAGAATCCTAACTTGCGAATCGGTCAGGTGGTTTCAGTCAGCAACCCTCAGACAAAATATCCATCTTTCAACAACGGCTTCACACCTCAGCCTATGGAAACTGTGGTTGATGTGAAGGTGAAGTTGGGTGACGAGGAAGTGGATTTCAAGCAACTGCCTGCTAACGGACAGATAGCCAACGACAAGAATCTTGTGGTTAGCGACAACAAGGATGCCATGAGTGCCGAGGTGGATGCTATGCTGAGACAATCCAAGGCGATACTGGAGAGCGTAGATTACAACAAGAGGGTAGTAGAATCTTGTGAGGGAATGCTACAGCAACTCAACCCCCAGATAGCCAAGGAGAAGGAACAGACCGAGAAAATCAACAAACTGGAAGGTAAGGTTTCAGGCATTGAGGGCAAGATTGACAAGATGATGGGATGGCTCCAACAGACCATGAGCAAGTAATCTCCTACCTATCTATTCACTTTAATATCTTATAGCTATGGTAATGATTGAGATTACAGAAGATAAGTTCGATGATTTGTACGAAAACATCGAGTCTATGCTTTGTTTTGGCAGCAAGGCTATATCTTGTCTGAAAAAGATGAAGCAGGAGCGTATGGGTGAACGTATGCCTGATTATCGTGACGATTGGAGAAGGGAGCGTGAGGAACGTGAAGAGCGTGAGAACAGACGTAGATTCAACACCGTGAACGATGATTGGAACTACCCGAACCGCTATGGCGAAAGAGGTGGTGGCGGCTACAATGGTGGCGGTCGCTAATGTTTAACTTGGGAGTTTTGGTAGCGGCATAAATGTCGGGACCAGACTCCCTTTAATATTCAGCAATATGGGAAAATGCAGGATGCCATTGGATATGTATGACCTCAAACCTGAGGGAATGGTTTCTTATCTCAGATACAATGGCTATCATTTCAGCAAGAAGATGTGCGAGTGGGCGGTTAGCCTGATGTATAAGTATGACCCTTCCTCCAAGCGTGATGTAAGTATCTCGTTTTGGGACAAGGAGAAGGTGGATGCCTTGCTGCTTGGTCAGGGTATAGAGGTAAAGAATAAGGCTGGCTACGACCATGTGTATGTGGCGAATATGGCGAGGGCAGACTTCTATAAGTCTTCCATTAAGGACGAGGAGCAGTTGGCTCAGTTCATTAAGGATATGGTAGATGATTCCGACCAGAAGGATGGTTTTATCTTCAACCGATTTTATGCCGACTGCTGCCATAATGGTGTGCCTATCCCTTGGGAAGATGTGTTATGATCAGGAGAGTAATACGACTTCCGAAGTACAAATGGAGCATAGTATGTTTCATAGGTTATCAGCCACCTGATACCAATGAGATATGCCATGCTCTTTCTGATATAGGCTGCAATGGGAATCCGCTATCAGAGGCCTACGAGCATCTAATAAAGGAGAGTACGGATAGAGGTCTTACCTATTCCAATCTATCAGAAAGAAGGAGTGTTCTTGCCGTAGGGAAATGTGAATCTGATGGCAGTATCATCAATACCATTGGACATGAGCTTCTTCATGTGGTAGCGCATATCTGTGAGCAGGACGGAATAGATATGATGAGCGAGGAGCCATGCTATATCATGGGCAGTCTTTGCGAGCAGTTTTTCAGGCAGTGCAACAATAAAAAAGATAGGTAGATTAAATTTTACCTATCTTTTTATCTGTAAAGCGATTTGCTATTATTGTTGCCACAACAAAATACAAATAACAGAACCTACTATTATCACGAAAGAGTATCTTATAATATCTTCCCATTCAAACTTTGCCAAGTGATAGTGTTTGTATTGGTATATCTCTCTACCTATCATTACAGGCAAGGCAAGCAGACCTATCAATATACTAACAATTAGCCAACAAGCAAGGCCAATCCAGTCTCGCTTGTTTAATTTTAACACATTCTTCATAACGCACATATCCAATAAGTAATATACACGTCAAGAAATCCTGCCACCTCTGCCATGTACCAGACAGGATTGCACTCGCCATCATCGTCTGAATTACTAACAAGCAGCAGATAGATAAATGCAAGAATCGCCGTTGGAACCCAGCACACCGACATACACCAGCCAACACACCCTGCCGCAGCCACAAGTGCACCTCCTTTGTGAATAGGGTAGGCATCAGCATCGAGATAGTTGGGTGCAGCACCAACAAACATCAGTCCTACACAGCCCAAGAAGGCAAGGAACTGAACACCCTTACCTGTGTCGAGCATACACACCATCATCAGTACTGCACACGTAACCATTACAAAGGTAAACACCCATCCATAGTTTCGTTTGTGCTTGTCTCCGATGATTTCACTTCCAGTACATCCCTGTAACTGATAATACACATCGCTCACCATTGCGGGTACGCCAAACCTCATCGCCGATAACAAGAGAAATCCCCCAAGAAGGAGAAAAGAAATCAATGATAATAACCACATAATCTTTTACTTTTTTAATCGTTCTATAACTTCATTTCAAGTTGCTTTGGATAGTCGGCAGTAACATCGAATGCCTCCACCTCTTCTACAGATACCATATCTTCCACTGCCTTTTTGTGTGCGGCAGTGACATTGAAGCATTCATAGGCATAGTTCTCCAAGTTACACATGAAGGCATCTGCTTTCTCACAAGGAAGAGTAATCTTCATGCCGTCTAACCACATATCAATGTTCTCCTCTCCAAGACTGAGCTTGTCCTTGATATTCTGACGCAGACCCATCCTAACATCTTTATTAAGAGTGCTACCATCATCACTACTCCAAGTAATAATAGTGTCATTGAGATAAAAGCCGTTTACTGATGGGGAAACATCATATTCTTCAATCTCATTCAAACAGGTTTCCTTAGCCTCTTCCAAGGTTTTACCTTCATACTTACTACTATTTTCAGCCTTGTTCTTCTCCTCACTTGTAACTATTGTGTAGTCAAGAAAGGTAGAATCAACTCTTGCATACAATTCCTTTGAGAATGTATGTCCACTTGACAACCAATAGCCATCTTCCGTGGCTATCTTCACAACTCCACTGTTGAGATGGGACACCTTTATGTGTCCCAATCCCTTAATATCTTCTAATGTCATATCCTTAATATTTTAATTATGATGCAATGATATACCCCTTTGTCGTCATAGTTGCAATATCAGACTCTGTTAAGGTATTTTTAATGCTTTTTATAAGATATAATGTCATATCAGATTGACCTGCTGCCTTTCTATCAAAGATTCCTTCTACAAGATACTCCTTTGGAACATAGGAATCTATATAAAATGTATCTATTAAAGGCATATTAAAGAAGTTTTTACCTAACTTAAATTTGTTTACACCTTCTAAGAATCTATACACACTAGATACATTTACGTTATTCCAACCATCACCTGAGCAATCTATGGTTTTTAATGAAGACATATAAAACGATAAATTAAGTCTTTTTAGTCCACTAGTGTCCCAACCACTCAAATCCAAATCTATACCTGGTAACTTATTAAACGAAGGCATTTCCTGACAAGCTGCCTTTACCAAAGTGCTAAGTCCATAGATGTTTTGTATGGCAATACATCCATTAAACATATTTCCCATATTAGTACATTTTATAGCATTCCATTCTGTTAAGTTGATTGTAGCTAGGCTCATACAATATTGGAACATATCCTGCATTGTAAGAACATTCTCAACATTCCATCCTCTTAGGTCTAGTTTTTGTACTCCACTTGTACTAAAAACGCTAAACATATTAGTAACCTTGCTGGTGTCAAATCCTGATACATTCAATGAGGTTAATGATGAGCATCCTTGGAACATCTTAGACATATTAGTAACCTTGCTGGTGTCAAATCCTGATACATTCAATGAGGTTAATGATGAGCATCCTTGGAACATCTTAGACATATTAGTAACCTTGCTGGTGTCAAAGTGGGACACATCTAGCTCAGTAAGCAAATAGCAGTTTCTGAACATACTATCCATACTAGTAAAGTTTGATGTGTCAAGATGTGAGACATCTGCCACAAGGATTGTAGGCATTGTTTCCTTACCTGCTCCAAATGCTTGTATCTTAGGTTTATATGAGACTTTAGGATAAACCTTAGTTCTCTTCATTGCAGGAATTGTAACTTCCTTACCATCTACAATCACTATTGTGTCAGTCTTACACAATAACTCTATATAGCTTCCATGATATTCCTCTATCTTCTTTCTTGTTTCATCTTCCTTCTGTGAAAGATTTCCAAGCTGAGTAGAGATAGAGGCAAATACACCATCACGTACCACCTTCATAACAAGGTCGGCAGCATCAATTTTATATGATACTACTATCTTGATAGATGAGTTTCCCTTGAAATGACTCATATATCTACAATATCCATCTATAGGGAGTTCTGCATCAGCATTCAGGCGAACCAAAGGAGAGTATGAACCCACTTTAGTTTCATACGTCATTGGCAGAGCTTCAACTGTTTCTCCTGCTTCGTCTGTAATGGTATAGCTCTTATCATCTGCATAGCTGAAAGTATAAATATGTGTCGCTCCAAGATAAGTTGCCTTTGCTGTTTTAATAGTTCCATCAGCATTGTATGTGTAGGTATAATCAATGCCACGTGTCTCAATGTTTGTTATCTCTTCTGCAAAGATACAAACATCGCCATCTACCTCATTAGGCTTGAAAAGGTATATGTTTCCCTTCTCTGCCGTAAACTCAGCAATAGCCCAACCTGCCTTTGTTACCTTGACACCATCAGCACTAATAGCTTTATTGGTTTCTTTAGCAACAAGAGTAATATCAGGTCTGTCAGAGTATGCACCCATGCTCTCCTGTATGCGTGCTACATCACTTTGTGCAGAAACCAAACCAGACATATCTAAAGTTTTCTTAACTCCTGTTCTACCTGTTACCTCAAAGACATTTTCTTCTGTAAGTGTAGCATTGACCCTCTCTGCGCCTGCTGTTGCAGTCTCTGCTGCTTTGATGGCTTTATTTGTATTATCGGCAGCAGTATTAGCAGCGGTGATAGATGTAGTAAGGGCATTGAGGTCTATCTTGTCAAGTTTTGCTTTGTCTTCTCCCGACATAAAGCCAGGGCCACCTGGTGATTGATGGGCTGTGCCGTAATAAGGGCCAGAAGCTAATGGAATGCTAATTATTTTCCGTTTGCCATCTGCAAACTCAAATAGCAGATTATTAAGAATCGTGTTAGAAGTCCAGCTACCATCTACATCCATATCAGTAAAACGAATGTCAGAAATTGTCTCACTTTTTTTAGAGTAATCCTTTAAATCTACACTCGTGGTAATTTCTCCTAATTGTTCCCAATCAGTATCTTTGACATTTGTAATATCGCTACCAGTAAATATATACTCTTTATATATATTCTTATTAGTCTTTTCATCAACACCTCTTGTGACCAAAAATATATGCTTACTTTGTTTTTCTGTCAGCTGCGTAGGAAGTTCAAGAGCTATTTCGTGTATATCAGTATCAACATTGCCTAACTGGGATAAAGGGACATTGCCATTTTCATCAAGAGAGGCAATACCATTCGCCACGCCCTTAGTATCAAGGACACTTGTCCTTAACTTGTCTATCTGTGTTTTGATACCCTGCAAGAGTCTCAAGACACTGTTTTTATCTAAATATTTTTCCATGTGCTAATATTTTTTTATCCGAACACACTTGTGATACAACTATCAATATCAGAGTCTGTCATTGCAGTGATAACTTCGCTATTGTTGTTGAGAAGACCTAACACAGAGCGGTTATGAGTTTTAAACCCTTCTGCGGTAATATCTAATGGAACTTCAAATGATCCACCATCAAAACCACCAATAGAACGAGGGTATTGATCGTCATCTCCTCCACTTGTTTCCCATTTTTCTAACTTAATGTCATAGCCATCTTTATTAAAGACTATAACAACAGGAAGAGCATCGATGTTTTTGATTTCCTTAACGCCTGTGATATTATGGTTATCTAAATTCAGGTCGTTGCGCATAACATTGCCGCCATCTCTCCTGAGATACTCATCTTTGAGTTTGTCCCAAACAGCCTGAGCAATCTGCTCAATCTCTATCTTATCCGTGGTATTCATCTTCCCATCAAGAGACTCTTTGATAGATTTACCAGTCTCTTCGTCCTTGATATACCTCGAATATGTCAGAGTCTCGTCTTTGCGTCCGCTAACAAGGATGCTGTTGTACTTTTTACTTTCTGCCATATTATTCTTTAAGTTTAATTTGATATTCATTATCATCACCAGCTACCAGTTCGTCTGACCAGTAGTAGTAGAGGTCCCCCAATTTGGTAGTATTCAAAGAAGCCTCAAAACCACATTGACTAAAGACAAGCGGCTGTCGGCTTGCGAACCAGATGTATGGTTTTTCTTCCGTTGTTGCGATGGTTAAAGTCTGTCCGACAAGTGTACCTTCGTACATTGTGAGGTCTGACATGTTCAACTCGCCCATATTCTTGGCTGATGATGCGCCATAATAGCTTGCCTTTACAGTTCCGCTTGCCGTGATGGTAACATAACCCGATACGGCAGGAATGAACACCTTATGAGTAGTACTATTGTAATACTCGTCAGTAACATCTTTGCCATCCATAATAATCTTCACCTGACCGATGCTGAAACCTTCGATAGGCAGGAACTCTGCTTCCAGTTTCTTGCCATTTTTGACAGTTCCGTTAATCACGAAGTTCTCCTGATTTTCCACCATTTGAGTTTCGTCATTGATGGTGTAGTTGAACTTGGCGTTATCAACGATGAACGACACTGGGCAAGTTGACTGATTGCTGGTCACGATGTAGTAGCGAAGATTGAATAAGCCAGTATGCTCACCTTCTGTAACACCGATAGGAACATTACTCATAGAGTTGTGCTCAACGATTCTCAGAAGGTTGCGCTCAATGCTGACCATTTCGCTACCATCATACTTCCATGACACCCTGACATTGTAATTACCACAATCAAGGGATGAAGGAATGTCGCATATCAGTACGTTGCCTTGGATTCCTGCCACTTGTACTGGAACGGAAATCGTATCACAGCAAAAGCCCGACAACTCAACCCTGATGTCGGTAGCCAGATTCATATCGAAGTCAACGAGTCTTTGGAACTCTTTTGATACGTCCATCTTCCGCACCAAGATGTGCAGTTTAAAACTATTACCTTTAACTATTTTGTAAATCATATACGTATATTATTAATATATAAGCAAAGATAGGCAGAATTTAATCTACCTATCTCTTATCCGTTAACCTTGCTAAATCAAGCCTTTCCATCTGAGGAACTTGCGCTTACGGCTCTCCTTACCCTTCTTGCTCTTGCAGTTGGTGTGATAGACACAATCCCTGAACAGGTCCCTGACCTTCATGTCGTTGTCAACCAGTTTTGTTCTCTTGAACGTCTCGAATAGGGAGCGGTTCATGATCATCAGGTTGCCCTTCTGTGTAGGAAGAACATAGAATATTTCACCATTGTTCTTCTTGGATGCGTAGTCAGCCTTGGCCGTAGCTTGGCGGTACATGATTTCGCACTTGATGCGCTTGAAAATCTTTGTTACTTTCATAATCGTAATTATTAATTGTTTGAAACTATATGATGGTCGCTGCCGAAACAGAAACCTTCCTTGTCATTACTCTTGCCTTATACTCTATCATCTTAGGCATTTCCATTTCATTGAAACAGATGTGAAGACCAATAGCTCTCGTCATAAGCAAATCATCGTGCTTACCGTCTGCCGCCTCATACACCGTTCCGTTCTTCTCGTAGGTGAGATATTCATCCAGGCATCTATCGTCACGCTCCACATAGAGTTGTTCACGGATAACCTGAACCAATACTGAGATAACCATAGGCTTTGTTGCCACGTTGGTGTGGAATCCATACTTCACTGGGACCTTATTCTTGATGTCTGATTCACTCTGCTTGCGAGCATAGAGGTTGTCATATACACCCTTAATTTGATTCAGGATGAACTCAGACTGGTCACCACCTTCCAAGATATGCTCCTTATCTTTCGTCTCCAAGGTGTTGGACTCAATGACCAAAAGAGCATCGTTGTAGTATTTGGCTATCTGAGCAGCCTTCCACGCCAGTAAGTCCATATCAATGTGGCCATACCATTGCGCTACCACATACGGTTTGCCACCCTCCATCATCCAATAGCGGTCGAAGACACAGATAACAGACCAGTCGGCATTCTTGCTACGTCCACCAATATCCACTACGACCAGATAGCGGTTGATTACCTTACAATCGTCAAAGGTCTCGGGTTTGCTCCATATCCACAACTGACCCTGCTTGTCTTCACAGAATCGGATATTCTGCATACACTTCTTACCCTTATAACCGTCACCATAAACATCGCCGATGAACTTAGGCGCACGGCATCCCTTGCGGAACTTGTCAACCTTATCTTCGGCAAATACCTTGGCTCCTGAATGCTTGAAAGCCTCAATATCATCAGTAGGGTAGCCAGCAGCCATATCGGCATGGTCGGTGAACTTCTTGCGCTCGGCAATATACCAGTTGATGGCTTCGAGTGGAGCACCAAGATTCCATAGTTTCCAAAGATAGGTGCCAGGCTCTTCTCGGTCGGACATCGTGTTGGTATTATTGCGGTTTTCGTATAGCCATTTGGCAAACTCCGTCTTCTGTTTCTTGCTTTCAAATTCAAGATGATACATATCGTATATCTCGTACCAAGGAACAAAGAAAGGTTCAAACTGAGATTCACCCTTGACCGCAGCAAGCCATTCCTTGTGGAAGAAGTTGCCAGTACCATTGGCGGTGGATTCGTAGGCAATCATCGTGTATGGTCGGTACAAGATACCATTGGTGGCATTCTGTACTACCTCCTCAGGAGATTTACCATCTGTCTTTTTCCACAAACCCACCTCAGAAAGGTGAACCAAGTTGTAGTCTTCACCATTGGCAGACAGCGGTCGTTCCATAGAACCCACCTTAATCTTGCAGAATCGCTGAGGAACCTTCTTGACATTACCCGATGTTCCGACACCCACAAACTTCGGTTCGTTCTCAGAGAACGCCTCGCCCATATCGTAGAGGAACTTGGTAGGGAAGTTTTTCAGAGCTTCCTCGAACATACCTCGGATGGTCTCTGCCGTGTCCTTGACCTGAGCCACGATGAGCGAGTTGAGGCCCTTCTGCCACATGAGTTGCAGCCAGAGGAAGTACATCTGGATAACCGTAGAGCCACCCCACTGTCTTGCTTTCAGCAGGATAAGACGGATAGGTCGATTCTTCTTTCTTCGCTCCTCCAACCACCTGAGTAGTCTGCGCTGCGGTCTTCTGAGTACAAAACGGAAGGGGAGACCTCCACCTTTTGGTTTGATATAGATGAATGTAGCAAAGAAGAAGAAAGGGTCGTGTTTCATCCTGATGCGAGTAAACTGCTCCACCAGTTGCTCCATTTCTTCCTCTATGTTGTATGGCTCGTCTATATCCTTGTGCAGTTCCTCAATTACCGCCTTGCAGCTACCGAACTCGATGAGCATCTTAACGAGCGGAATCTTCTTCATCGAGACAGGAAGCTGCTGGCTTTGAATCGGGAAATCAGGAAGGGAAAGCGCAAATCGCTTATCCCCACACCCTTCACCCTTGATAGGATTGAATGGTGTGTTGATTTTCTTTATTCGTTTCTCATTCTCTTGTAGGATGCCCAATACGTGTTTACTGGGTGCATCTGTCAGTTTTACTTGTCTTGGCATAGCGGTGCATTAAGATAACCCCACAACAGACCAAGTGCATAGCAATAGATGTGGACTCCAACTGCCATGCAAGGGAAGAAGATTCCAACACAGATATATAGGAGAATGGTGAGATTGTATCTTACCTTATTCTCCACATAGGGTGCGATAAAGCCCATATAAGCATAGATAAAACCGCTGAGACCGATGATTGGTGCGGATGATGCAAAAGGATAGCTTACGGCTATGAGATAGAATGCAATCATGTGGCCGATGCCGCAAGGGACGGCTCGGTAACATTGGTGGAAGACGTAAAGGTTGACTGCTGCATGAAAGATGTTCTGATGGTAGAAAGGGTAGCTTAGTCGGTTCTGAATAGAGCAACCCTCAAAGAGACCCATGCCTTCATATCCTATGAGCGTGATACATGATATTATAATGTACCCTGTATAAAGTGCAATTTTCTCTGACGAAGTTCGTAGCATCTCTTCTTCTCCTCCTTCCTCACCCGATGAAGTATGACGTGCATAGATTTAGGAGTGAGATAGAAACTCGGTGCTTCCTGATTACACACATGCCATATTACATCCATCTTTGTGAGAGAAGGATGCTCCTTTGAATAAATCTTGTATCTACGGAAAATCTCCTGAAACATCTCTCTTTTCTGAGAGTTCATATTGCTGATGGACTTGCCGTTGAGCATATTGAGGATAACATTGTATGCCCGATCTACCGAAACCCAAAAGCGTTTGCTTGGAGATTGCAACAGTCTTCGCTCAATCTCCAAGAGGCCGATATTGTCTCTTACCGATATAACTTCCTTGTAAGCCCTCAATATGTCAGCATCACGTTCCTTAGTAAAGTCACATCGTGAGCCTTTATGTTTCATGTACTTATGTGGCAAAGATACAAAAATGTATTGAAATAACCAAATTAATCGGATACGATTAAGTATAGTTAACGGATAAGATTAATAATAAGTTGAAAAGCGTTACTTTTGGACGTTGATTTATAAATTTATACATATATATATGGACGAAAATACAAATACAGAGCAGAATGCTGGTGCTGCAAAACAGCAAGACACCAAGACCAAGAGAGACTTGGCTTTGGAGCGATTGAAGACCCGACACCCTGATACGGAGTATGCGGATGATGAAGCTATGTATGGCGCAATCAATGACGATTATGATGCCGACCAGAAAGCCCTGCAGGGTTACAAGGATAACGAGAAGGCGATGGGCGAGTGGCTTGGCAGCGACCCCGAGGCGGCCGCCTTCCTTCAAGCGATGAAGGCAGGCAAGAGTCCTTACGCAGAGTTGATTCGCACGCATGGCGAGGATGCCATAGACTACTATTCAGACCCAGACAATGCGGACGAGATTGCATCGGCTCAGTCGGAGTTCCTGAAGAATGCCGCCAACGGCAAGAAGTTGCAGGAGGAGTACGACAAGAACATGCCATCCAGCTATGAAGTCTTCGACAAACTGGAAGAGAAGTATGGCGAGGAAGCGGTGAACGAAGCTATCGACCAGTGTTTCCAGACTATGCGCAATGTAGTGACTGGCAAGTTTACAGAGGAGATGATTACCGCATTCATCAAGGCAAAGAACCATGATACCGATGTGGCCGACGCGGCTCATGAAGGTGAGGTTCGTGGCAAGAACAGCAAGCACGTCAAGAACCTTGAGCTGAGAAAGAAGGGCGATGGCACTGCCGAACTTGATTCCGCCAATGCGGAGACCAAACCAACGGATAACCAGCCTGACCTTGGTGCGCTTGGCAGGGTATCACGCAGAGGAAACATCTGGGATCGTGGTCACGAGAAAAGAACACGTATTCGATAATGCGATAAGACAAAAAGACAATTTATATGTTTAATTAATATTCAGAATAACAATGAAGAAAAGTACATTTAATCGGCTGCTTTCCATTTTTCTGATGGTAATGGCGGTTATTTTTGGTGTGAATGGTCAGGTCATCATGGCTGAGGCGGCTCTGCCTGATGGCGGTACGACCGAAAGTGGACATGCCGCTGAGGCTGGCGGTGCTACTGCTGCCGATGAAGCTGGCAATGGCGGTGCGGCTCGTCAGGATGACGGTATAGCTACAGAAGGCAAAGGTCGAGAACACTACAACGAAAAAGGCACGGAGTTCTACGAGAACGACATCAACGACAAGATTACCAAGATTCGTCCGATGGCCACTCCTGTGGACCAGATTTCACGTTATGCGACAACCAAGTCTGCCAGTTCGTTTGTAGTAGAATACTGGAGTATCGGTACACGTCCTATCAAGACCACCGTCAAGGAAACAACCGTAGAGAGTACAGGCACCTCTATGGTGTTGAAGGTTGAGGACCCCGAAATGTTCACGCTGGATGATACCATCCGAGTGGTGGGAGTCAAGGCGATTACCAACTACAAGAATCAGGCTTACGCAGACCTTACCGATGAACCAACTCCAGATTTGGAACTCTGTGTTTGCGGTAAGGATAATGAGGGTTATCCTATCGTGTATGCAGTAAATGGTAAATTGGTTAGTAAGCAGCCTATTGGTATTCCAGCCTTGCAGAAGGGACAGAAACTCATCCGTATGGCGAAGAGTTGCGGTGAGTTGGACGTACAGACAGGTCGTTTCAACAACCTTCCTGCTTCTGAGATTCAGTACTGCCAGAACTTCATGATTCAAATTGAGGAGAGTACCTTCAATAAGATTGCCGCTAAGCGAGTAGACTGGGACTTCTCAGACATCGAAGAGGACAGCATCTACGATATGCGTCTTGCTATGGAGGGCACTTATCTCTTTGGCGATATGGGCTGTATCAAACATACCACCAAGAACAACTCTGCCCAGTGGTTTACCAAGGGTATCTGGTGGATGGCTGGCAAGGACATCGAGGTAGGCCATGTTGCTACAGCCGATGACATGAAGAAGGGTTACAACAAGAACGAGCGAGTGATTACCGACTTGGAGTTGGTCGACATATCCAAGGACTTGTTTGTGGGCACAGGTATCGGCAACAAGCGCAAGGTGATTATCGCTGGTTCAGACTTCGTGAGCGCATTCAGTAAGATTGATTCTGACAAGTTCCGCTTGAAGGACACCGTAGAGGTTTGGGACTTGAAGTTCAAGAGTTGGGAGACCGACTTCGGTGAGGTGCTGATGATTCACTCAGAGCTGTTCGACCTCTTTGATATGAGTGACTGCGGTTTCGCCCTTGACCCAGAGTTCCTGGTTAAGCGAGTACACTTGTCTTGGACTCGAAACGTACTCGACTTGAAGTCGGCTGGTATCCGTAACACCGATGCAGTAGTTATTCAGGAGGTTGCCTGTCTGTACTTGAAGTACCCCAAGGCACACGCTCGTATGCGCCTTGCTGCCGTGTCTACCGCAGAAGGTACATCTGACACTGGCGAGAACAAAGACACCAATGTCTAAAAGCAAGTAGATTTACAGATAGTCATTAAATAGTGAGGGGTGTGGGCACTTGCCCCATCCCTTTTTTAGTAACACATATATAATAAGAAACAATCATGTTTAAAAAATATCAAGCAGGTACAGATTTAGCATTTAGTGTCATGGTAGGCGATGAGAGAATGCGTATTATTTTCGAGGGCAAGACCATGGGCTGTAGTGTCTATATGACAAGAGACCCAAAGGTACAGAAGGCCATCGAGTCTCATTATTGGTTCAACGACAAGTTCTTCTTGGTGGAGAGTGTTGACGAGAAGAAGGAAGCTGCGGAAGCCAAGAAGAAGGCCGCTGCTAAGGCAAAGAAGAAAGTGGCTGACGAGAAAAAGACCCACGTAGTGACAGACGTTGAGGATGCCAAGGACTATTTAGCTGAGGCCTTTGGAGTAAGTCGTTCAAAGATGAAGACCAAGGAAGACATCTTGGCCATTGCCAAGGAAAAGGGTGTTGAATTAGAAGGACTGGAGTAATGAGAACGTATGCTGTATCTGAACTGGTGAAAGAAGTAAAGGTGCTCCTTGACAGGAACCAGGAGTCCGCAGGCCTGCTGACTCCTGGCGATACCGATACGCTATCACAGGGCGAGTTGATTCAGAGTAAGATAGTAGATGCAGCAAGAATCATATTGATGGATGCTCCTGCCTATATGCTGGACGGAAAGGACTACAATGGACTGAATACATCTTGGGCAGAATCGAATGGTGCTTATGTAGGAACCATCAATCTACCTTCCGACATGATCAGACTCCTTAACGTGAAGGCCAGTGACTGGAACCGCTCGGCAGAGATTATCACAGAAGAGGATGATGCCTACAAGGTACAGTGTAGCCGATTCGGAGTAAGAGGAAACCCTGAGCGACCTGTCGCTGCACTCGTTCACAAAAGTGGCGAGCGTTTCTTGGAGCTATTCACAAGCAAGAGCAATACCGCCACCGTGTCGCTCACCTATGTCGGTATGCCTTCTATCAGTGAAGGCAATGTCGATTTTCCAGAAACATTGAAGGATTCCATCATATATATGGCTGGCTATCTTACTTGCATCAGTCTTGGCGATACCGATACCGCAAGCGGATTCCTCGGAGTGGCCCGAAAACTGGCGCATATTGTTGAACCTACGACATCATAAATTATGGCAAAGAAGAAAGAAGAAACAAAACTGCTATCGTTGAGCAGGGTGCTTGACAAGGAAGAACTGGACAGCGTGAAAGCATCCAAGAACCGATTTGACAAGCCATACGAGCGTGCCTTCTCTATCTTGCTGGAGGCTCAGCGATATTACAACAACATGGATAACTTCCGAAAACGAAGACTGAGAAACAAGCGATACTGCTATGGGGACCAGTGGGGCGATACCATTACGTTCAAAAACAAGTGTGGCTTCAAAAAACGTATCAAGGAGGAAGACTATATCCGTGAGCAGGGCAGCGAGCCGTTGAAGAGCAACCTTATCAGAAGATTGGTGAAAAACGTACTGGGAGTATATCGCTCACAGAGCAAGGAGCCAACGTGTAACGCAAGAGATAAGGACGAGAAGCGATATGGCGAGACCATGAGTGTGGTGCTGCAATGTAACCGACAACTGAACCGAGAGTCGGAACTGGATGCCAGAACCATGGAAGAGTTTCTGATAAGCGGTGCCGCTATCTATAAGAAAAAGTATGGATGGCGAAGAGGTAGGTTGGACTGCTGGACGGACTACGTGAACCCGAACAATTTCTTCATAGACAACAATATGAGGGACTTTCGTGGTTGGGACGTAAGTTGCTTGGGTGAGGTGCATGACATTACCATCGGCAACGTGCTGAGAGAGTTTGCCAAGTCTCCCGATGAAGCTCGGAAGTTGAAGGAGATTTACAGGCTTGCCGCTAACAGAGATTTCGTGATTGCGGACTGCACTCAGCGATTCGGTGAGTTCGACCCTAAGACCATCGACTTCATGAATCCTGCAAACCCTTCGCTCTGCCGAGTAATTGAGGTTTGGCGCAAGGAGAGTAAACCGAGATACCGATGCCACGACTACAACAATGGCGATGATTTCAAGATTGAAATTGAGGATAAGCCTGACATTGTAGATGCCGAGAATAGAGATAGATTGCGTAGAGGTCTGGCTGCTGGTATGAAGGAAGAGGATATTCCTCAGATTGAAGATGAGTGGTTCATGGATGACTACTGGCATTTCTATTACCTTTCCCCCTTCGGTGATATACTGAGAGAGGGCGAGACCCCTTATGCACATGGCGAGCATCCATACTGCTTTAAGTTCTATCCATTCATTGACGGAGAGATTCACAGCTTCGTGGAAGATGTGATTGACCAGCAGAGATACGTGAACCGACTTATCACGATGTATGACTTCATTATGAGGGCGAGTGCCAAGGGCGTGCTGCTCTGTCCCGATGATTGTCTGCCTGACGATATGAGTTGGGATGATTTCTGCGATGAGTGGAGTAGATTTAATGGTGTGGTGAGATACAAGCCCAACACAAGCGGTCAGGTTCCTCAGCAAGTGGCGAACAACTCTACGAACATAGGCATCGGTGATTTGCTCAGCTATCAGTTGAAGTTCTTTGAGGATATATCAGGAGTGACAGGAGCGTTGCAAGGAAAACAAGGAGCATCAGGAACGAGCGGTTCGCTCTATGCCCAGCAGACACAGAACGCCACCATGTCGCTGCTTGATATATTGGAAAGTTTCAGTCAGTTTGTCATTGACGGTGCGTACAAGACAGTGAAGAACATGCAGCAATACTATGACGTGGCCCGCAACTTCAACATTGTAGGCAGGGCAGGGCAGATAGTGCGCTACGATCCTAAGAAGATACGAGACGTGGAGTTTGACATCAATATCACAGAAAGCACGGCTACACCAGTATATAGGCAGATGGCCAACGAGTTCCTTATGACCTTGTGGCAAAATCAGGCTATCACGCTGGAGCAGTTGCTGCAAGTAGGAGATTTCCCATTTGGCGAGGAACTATTGCAGTCGGTAGCATCCAACCAGCAAGCGATTCAGAATGGTGAGACTCCACAAGGATTCTCTCCTCAGTTGCAAGCACAAGTGGCTCAGGTGTCACAGAGCAATCCGAAGGCCCAGGCGATGCTACAGCAGATGATGAGTGGGCAGGGAGTGAGTCCAGACGGACAGACCCCACCGCTTGCAGCTTAATTCAGTTATTCATTAAATAGATAAATAGTATGATAGCAGACAAACCAAGCGACAATGAATGGTATGGCAACGGAAACCCCGATACCAGCCAAGGCAGCAATCCCAATAACGGAATAGCTACGGAGACCAAAGGCAGGGAAGCTAAGCCCGAACTTTACGAGAACGATGTATTCGGCAAGGTGTCGAAACGCAAGAAAAACGACATCTGGGCGAGGGGCAAAGAGAAACGAACCAAATTTAAGGACGAATAAAGAAAGGAGGTGTTTTTATCGTAACTGTATTTGTCTGACACACAGATAACTACAGAGATATTTATGAGTTTATGGTGCTGCGTTAAAGATATTCCTATCTTTGCAGCATCATAAACTTTTAAATTTTACAGGTATGAATTTCGTAGAGTTTGTCGAAAAGTATCAGCAGGATATGACTCCTGAACAGATGTTGAGTATAGCCAAGGCTATCGGTAAGTATCTCTCGTGCAAGTTGAGCGATGCAGAGGTACATCATCTATGTGCGATGGTGCATGGCGTATTGAGTGAAGAGCATTTTGACAAGTACTTTGCCGATGATGCTATCAGTAAGATGTGGTATGAGGATGCAGACGGAACTAAGCACAAGGCCCCTTTCTTTACGGAAGAAGAGATAAAGGAGATTTTCGATAAACACAAGGATGACATATCAGACTATACCATCCACGACTTGGCAGTAACCATGAATTTGCTGAGGAGTGACCATCATGTTCTGCTGGAGCGGTACAGTAAGGATGCAGAGGAGTTGAAAGAAATGGTGGTGTTGATGGCAATAGAATACCTCCAAGACCCTGACTGTCTGTACCCAACGAGCAAGATATGGCACAACATTAACGGATAAGATGATGAATTGGAAGACATAACTTATCTTTGCGTATTATTAATATTTTATAAAAGATAAGCTATGACTCCAAATGTACGTGAAGGATTGCAATATGGTGCAGCTATAGGAATGCTTTTGAGCGGTGTTGTCCTCACATTCCTATCATTCTTTCTCAACAATTATGTAGTGTCGGAAGGCGTGCTGTGGTACGTCAGCCAGACACTGGTTTACTCAGGAGCGATATTCGGAGTAAACGTTTATTTCAAGACCAAGTTGGGCAACTTTGAGAGCAAGGTAAAAGGAGAACTTGCAAGTATGATAAAACAAGTGAAGGAGGGTAAGTAATGAAGGTAACAAGAGAACAAGTTTTGGCTATCATGCCGAATGCCAAGGACAGGGTGGATGCTTTTCTTCCCTATATCAATGGTTATGCAGAGGTTTTTCATATTGATACTGCCCAGCGAATGGCCCACTTCCTGGCTCAGATAGCACATGAGAGTGGCGAACTGAGATATACCAAGGAACTCGGCAACAAGAACTACTTCCGTAAGTATGATGTCGGGAAGTTGAAGAATATGCTCGGGAACCTGAAAGATGGTGACGGTTACAAGTATCGTGGTAGGGGATTGATTCAGATCACTGGCAGAGCCAACTATCAGGCTTTTCAGAACAGCAAATATTGCTCTGACGATATTATGGAAAACCCCAAGCTGTTAGAGCTTCCCCTGTTGGCAACCAAGAGTGCGATGTGGTGGTGGTGGAAACACGGCCTGAACAAACTGGCCGACAGTGATTGTATTGTGGCTATCACCAAGACTATCAATGGAGGAACCAACGGATTGGAATCAAGACGAAAGTTCCTTGCAAGAGCAAAGAAAGTTTTTAACGTTTAGCCTATGAAGACAAAGTGGTATGATTGGCAAGCAGCACCCTACGTGATAAGCCTCTTGTTAGTGGTGTTTCTTCTGTCGGGATGCAGAACGAAGTACATTCCGATGGAAAGAGTTGTATATCAGAATGCGATAAAGCACGATACGCTGCATACTTCCGACAGCGTTTTCGTGCGTGATTCTATATATCTCAGGCAAAAGGGAGATACGTGTTATCTTGACCGATGGCACGAGAAAACCGTCTTTAAGAATGTGTATATGGTTAAGGTAGATTCCTTTCTGAAAAGAGATTCCATCCCAGTGCCCTATCCTGTAGAGAAGGAGTTATCAAAATGGGAGCAGTTTCAGTTGAAGTATGCAGTGTGGTCGTTTGGCGCACTCTGTATGCTGCTCGTCATATTAGGTTATAAACTCTATAAAAAGATAAAGAATGGCAGATTTCACATTGACAATCAAGAAAAATGACATCTATGAAGAGGTGGCGAAGACCACTGCCTACATAGGCAAGAAGACAACCGTAGAGGATGGCAAATCGGCTTTTGATCAGATATTTGTGACGGAAGCAGACTTGGCAATGATAGAGCGGTTCTTCAACGAGTCGTTAGATGCACTAAGAAACGTTCTGAAACGATTTATCTCAGGTGGCTCAGGAGTAGATGGTACCATCAACTGGGAACTTGAGATGCCCAGCAGATTTGATGGCAACCTACTCAGTTCCATCAACTCGTCAGCCAACTCGTTCTTGGTAAACAGCATTATCGGAAAGTGGTGCGAGATAGCCGCAAACGACAAGGCAAAGGAATATGCAGATAACGCTGCTGCATTATTGCTCGACATTAAGGATAAAGCGTTCTACAAAAAGAAACCGACACGAACAAAAATATCATAGTATGGCAAGAAAGAGTTTAACGATTACGTTGTATATGAGTGAACTCATTTACGACTTTCAGAATAAGGCGTTCCTTACAGGACGCAGTAGAAGAGCTGCCAGTATGGATGCTGAGGCGGCAAGTAATATCCAGGCGAGCGATGATGACGAAGACAAGAACCAGGCATTGCGTAGCATTCAGAATGCGTACAGTCAACTGCTTGTTGAGTTGAGTGAGTCAGTACAAACAGACACAGGTACTACTGCGTCTAACGAGTTGATAAGTGGCGATACCAATATCACCATCAACCTCTCCCTTCCGTCTAACTATCCACTCGCCTTGAAGGATGCGCTTACCAGTTCCATCCATGACTACATTATCAACAAGGCCTTGATGGACTGGTTTATCATTACCAACCCCAACGAGTCGAAGACTTATTCAGAACTGTCGATAGCCGCTATCAAGAATCTGCATGAGACCTTTAACAGACGTGAGAGACCCAGCAGGGCAGCTCCTAATGTATAAGGAAGGAGGTCATCATGAAAGAATGCAGAGTATGCAACCTTGGGTACAAGGTGATGATAGAGCTTCAGAAGAAGGAGTTGGTTTTTGACATCAAGAATACGGCTGCCGTTTACGCTGATTCCATCTCAAGTTCTGTAGAGGATTCCCATTCTATCCACAACATCTATGATGTGGGCGAGGATGGCAACAGAGATAAACTGGCAAGGATTCTTGATTCAGCAGTAGAAGACTGCAACGAAATGCTTTTCAGATATACCAAGATGGAAATGCTTGGTGGCGGCTTCGATTCCAATGAGTGGGAAGAATGTATAGGTTCGCCTACAAACGAGGAAGAAGCCTACTATTTGGCGATGAGAATACCGCAGGGTTTCTCTAAGACGAGTGTACACACCATGACGGTATATATCCATGACTACATAGTCAACCAATGCCTATACGAGTGGTTGACGATTGTTTATCCCGATGGTGCTAACAGATTCCTGGCACTTGCCGAGGAGAAGAAACTGAAGATCAAAGGCGCAAGCAACAGGTCGGCTGGCAGGGCAAGAATTACCTTGCATCCATTTTAAGGTTTTTTTTGATTAAGATAAAGCAAGGGTAGCTATCCATCACGGACTGCTACCCTTTATCTATAAACATAGTGAAAAAGAAAATTACTTATCTAAGTTTATTCTGTAATCTCTCCTGAAACGCAGTTGACAGACCGCTTATAGATTCGTTGGGGGCAAGTTTGCCAATGAGCGCAATCCTGAAATATTTGTATGGAGAGCCTACAAGGTTTCTGAGAAATATATCAACAGAAGAACTAATGTAATACCAATTAACAAGGTCGTTACTCCCGAACAGAACCATTCCACATTTTCCTGCCTGAATGCTGCTGAAATATCCTCTTGTGATGCAATCGAACATAGTCTTATAGACATCTTGCCCAAGCGTTAAAGGACGGCTGCAAAGAAAGAACGGAACACTTTCCGTTGGTTCCTTCACGTACACATCAAGGATTTTTCCAGCCTTGTCTGTAGCGTATGCCTCAGGATATATGTTTACTCGCTTGTTGAAGACATTGTGCATGGTACCCCACATCTTGCTCTTCAAAGAGTAGACGTAAGCATAAGTGTAGTACGGATTGAAGACGATGATGCGGCTATCGTAATAGTCGTAAACCATATCGGCCTTTTCGAGATACTTACGGAAACGGACATACTTCACGTCTGACTCAGGAATTTTACCTGTCGCAAGGAGTTTGTTCGGATAGGTCTTATCCTTTGTTGAATGAGAATAAATGGATAGAAAATCGAAAGGATGATCATCCAGTGCGTCTGTTATACATACAGACTCTCTTCCCTGCTGCATCATGATGCCTCTTTCGGTAGGATAGAGGACAGCATCATCTATCTGTAAAATGCCTTTAGGGTTGGAGCATATTTCTCTATTGGCTGGCTGACGAGTCACATAGGTTCCTTCTTCTCCAAGCATCAGTACCCAAACACCTTCATCGGTAAAAGCGTATAGAGGAGCTTCGCCAAACTGCCCTTCGCTAATTGGTCGGGTGTTGGCGGCAAGAGCAAAGATAGCAGAAGAACCTACCTGAACACTATTCTTGGCAGGGAAAATTAGAGGATTCTCAGCTTCGCTGACCTTGATTAGAGAATGGCTTATGTATGTAGTATAGTCTTTTCCTACTTTATTATAACTATTGGTAAACTCGGATTGGGAACTATCCTCAAAGACATTCGTTTTCGTATTTCGTACATTGCTCCACTTCTTTATGGTTGTCGTAACACTTCCTACCGTATGAACGTAGTCTTGCAATTTATAATAATAACGAGACATGAAAATCGGCAAGTTTTTATCGTCAGGGAGAATAAAAGTTTTGTCTGCTGGCTCTGTCTTGCTTGAATTTGTTTCATCCTGTCTATCTCCAAAGCCATCATCCCAAGCAGATCCGTTCCCAGGAACAGGTTCTGTTCTTCTATTATCACCAAGATTCACATAGTACGACATACCCATTGTGTCGGATTGGTGCAATGTCATCGTTTTCTTCAAGTAGGTATTATCAAATGTATTATGGATGAACAAGGTCATCTTTGTTGCATTGCTGTCAGGATAAGCTATGATAGGAGATAACGGGTATTGAAGCTTTGTTTTTTCGTATATAACCCTGTCAGTTCCGTTGACCGATATGGTCACTGCAATCACAGCGTCACATATCATACCATTACTACCGTCTAAATCAAGTCGGTTGTTCAGATACATTTCATACATGTCCGAAACGCCTTCCTGGAGTTTCGTTTTAATTGAAAAATTTTCCTCAACAAATGTCGAAAAAGCGTTTTGGGTTGTTGCTTTCACGTCACCAATATGCAGTCTGTTGTTGTATGTGTATGCAATCTTCCCTCCAAATGCCTGCTTCTTAAAGTCAGCTAACGGTAGACTTTGATTAGTCTCCATTACCCTTTTTAGCTGCACTGGTTTGCCAAAATCTTCGCTGTCAATGCTTACGCTAAGGAAGAAAGACATATTGTTTATTGTATTATATACCTTTTTTTGTGGCATGAAGTCCATGGCGAAACTATATACATCTTGCGCCATCCCAGTTCCATATATGAAATTAGATGCGCTGTTAATCGTATGAAACGCTTCCTCGGTATTGAGGAATGATTCAGGTTTAGACAAGAAAACATCAGCCCCAATTATAAGATCCTTTAACTCTTCAGGAATATTGGCATTAACGGTAATCTTGTGCTTGTGTGCGTTAAAGTAAGTTCTAATACCCTTTGTAGAATCACGCCAAATAAACTTGTTGGATATGAATCTTGGTGATAGGATAAATGGCGAACTAATATTTCTATACGTTCCATCGTATATTTTTAAGGCAACGACTCCTATTGTTATGTATTTAAACGTGTATTGGTCTATTTCCTCGATTTTCTTATTGATAAGAGCGTCTATACCAGAGAACACGATCTGTGACGCAGACGGGTTCTTCGCATTACCACTGGTGTTAGCAAAATGTCCGTTTTCTGCCCATATTGCATCCCAGTCTTGCGAAAAGTTACACGACACCTTAAATCTATCAACAGTTCGCCTACCTTCATCTACCGACATTTGGTCTGTGATTGTAATGTCGTATTGGAACAGAGAATCATCAAAAATATTATATTCTCCGTTTTTCCAGTATGCGTATTTAGTAGAGTTGTCTCCTACAAAGCATAAGATATTCCCTACAGCAGTAACAGAGTTAACCTTGAAATCCCCAAGGTCTAACTTGTGCTTGGTCCCATCTCCTCCCTTTTCTGTCCAGTACCATGAATAAGGTGAACCATTAGTACAATTCACGATGTAGTGTGAGTGGTTTTCGTTTTCATGCTCCGCCTTATGCACGTACCTGATAGAGCAAGTGCCGTTAGGCAGCGTGACGTTCTGCTCGGCCACTACAGGCTGGTGGATAGGGTGGAGCGCCCCATCCTCGTTGATGAGGTTGAGACAGGTTGCCAACTCGCCATCCTGACAATTATAGTCGGATGGAGAGTTGGTGAGTCCTTTGAATATTACATCTTGTCTTGTCGCCATGTGCTCGAATTTAAGTTTGGTCGAATGATTTCGTAGTATGGCTCGCCTTTGCCTGACTTGCGTGGAATACAGGTCAGGCGAACCATTCTATTGAGCGGAAGATTGTACTCATCAAGGATGGCGGTGACGGAAGGACGGTCACTTCGGAATCCCACCTTCTTATGCTCCTGATTGAATTGAAGCTGAGTGAAGGCGGTGTTTGCCTTGCAAAGTTCCTCCCAGTCCTCACGCATACAAAATCCGTATGTTCCTCTGTCTGATAACCTGAACATGAAGACGGAGTGATCAGTACGCTCCTTCTGCATGATATGGCCGTATACACCCTTAGAGAGCGTGACGGAGTTAGCTCTTCCGTCCAGTATCACAAAGTAGTTGTGATACCTGAACCCTAAGACTTTAACTATTAAATGCTTGAATTTCATAGCGCAAATATAATAAGTAAATTGATAAGATATTTATTATCCGTTAACTTTATATCCGACACTACTTGTTGGCCAGTTCCTTTGCCTCTTCAAGCGAAACAGGTTTTCCGCTAAGAGGAATACGGAAGTCGAACTTGGAACGGAAAGAGTAGTAGCCCACGAAATCGAAGCTCTGTTTCATGCGCTCGTCTGTGGTGATGTACTTCTTATAAGCCTCCACTTCCTTTTCGGAGCGATAGATGATAGAGTTGACGAAGTAAGAACTGGTTCCCTTGTTTGCGATTACCGCAATAAAGAACTGCTTGCCAAGGAACTTCTCCTTGATACGCTGGATAATTGAGATTTTCTTTGTATTCATATTAATTTTGATTGATTGTTATGATGAATGCAGACAGGCTGCACTATTCTATAGCGCAAGATACGATGCAATCTTCTGTGTTGATGCCACGATAGTATTCACATCGCTGGCAAGCAAGGCTGCCAACCATCAGGGCCTCATTGGTGTATCTGCCTTGAATACCGAATGGGCATGGAGTGGTGTACTCGAAGTGGCCACCGACAAATTCGTTGAGATTATATTTAGGATATTTCATTTGTTGTTTTGTCTATATACACTAATCTATGATATTTAAATGTTCCAGCCAAGCTAAAGCCGCACGATTTTGGCTCAGGGCAGAATCCTCGGTAAACGCATTGAGGAACGCAAGCGGATGCAAGATAAGGCTCTATTTGAACCAACTCGTCAATCACCTTATGCCATACCTCTCTTGTTTCCTTGGATGCCTTATTGCATAGTCTCAGCTTCGAGATATTGATAATCTCCTGAGCGTTGAGAGATAGTTGTAAATTGACCAAATCATCCTGTCGCATATCGTGGCGAGGAATCTTGGAGCCAGTAATATCAGGTCTTGATGTAGAAACGAACGGCTGGGCATGAACGTGGCGAACAAAGTGGTTGCTCACCCAGTATGGTATGCCATACATCTTAATATCAAACTCCAACTCTCTGAGCGGAGAATGCTCGCTGAGAATCATCTGTTTCTTGAACTCATCGCTTGGCTCATGTCCTAACGACTTCTTGCCTTGCGTGAACCGAGCGGCATCAACGACACGTTGCCAGTCGGTTACTTTTGTAATTTCTATTTTCATAAGTTACTTCTTCATGTACTATTCTTCTTTAAGTTATACTTCGTCACCAAGAATATCATTGATTTTCTTTTCGATAAACTCATCAGAAGTACTCTCCTTTATTAGAGCATCAATGTTTGGTACCTCTGCATCAACTTTGTCTTCTTGCATTTTTGATGTAAGCATACCAATTACTAATTTCGCCCAAGGACTATTAGCTATATCTGCCAATGAATCATTTTGAAGATCATAGGCTTTCTTCAACTCTCCGTTATCACGGAAATATCTGAGTACTTCCGTCAATGCAGCAACAAAGTTTTTGTCTGCCATCGGGTCACTCTTTGCTTCTTCCAGTTTAATCATTAGGAAGAGTAAAGATGAATGTAAATCTGTTTTGTTCATACGCTACTTAAACTTAATTATGAAAAACTCAGTATCAAGCCACTTGTCGGAGCATAAGCCTTTCTTCGGCTTACCGATGGTTATGCTCTCAATCTCCTTTTCAATTCGTGGACTATCCTTGCGGTAGCCGTTGATAAAGAGGACGTGGGTGTAAGGACGATACAGCACCTCTCCACAATGTGTTTCTGCCGCCACATCATAAGCTACTTCGCAGTTAGTGGTCAGACGTTTAATCCAATAAGGTTTTATCGTCCGATATTCCTCTGTCTTTTCGCCAGTCACAATCATGTCGAACCATTGCTTGCTGACTGTGAGGGTCAATACATTTTTCTTCATCTTTTACACCTCCTCCCAGTCTGTTGCAAGTATATCCTCTGAGAGCATTCTTTCTTCCTTGAATATATGATGCCCATAATGATAGAATATTCCTTCCTCGTCAATACCAAACGGATAAAGCCCATTTTCACGCTTTACGAGCTTTCCTTTTCTCATACGCTTTAAAGCCTCTGAGAAGTCAAACTTTTCCTTCTTCATTTCTTATTTCTTTTTAATTGATATTTAATATTAAACTCCCAAAGCAGAATGGCTACATTAATTTCATAAACACCACTATAAGGCTTCCATACGATTAAACTTGGAATGAAATAAAAGCACCAATCGTATTTGGTTATAAGATATTTGAGATTAAAACTTATCTTCTTCATATGCTATTTCTCTAACCTTTTCTTGAATGTCGCAAGTATATAGATTGAACCGCAACAAGGTATCGTAAATGCTGTTACCAATGCAGATGGTGGTATTAGGTTATATTGTACTAATTCCCAACCATCATAGCCGTATTGATTAAATTTATCAGATAGAACCTTGTTTATCTCATCAGCTTTCTTGATAACTATTGAAGTTACCATATACTCATACTTCTTCATTTCTCACCTTCCTTTCTATCGAACTTGTTGCCAAAAACAGTCCATTTTTTAAACAAGACCAACTCATTTTGAATATGAATTGTAGTGCCTTCACTTAATTTTATTCTTTTTGAGCCAATCATCTTGGAAACATTATTAATATGAACTATCGCTTTTTCTTTACTCATTGTTTATCCTCCTTGTAAGGTGATGCATCTTCATCGTCTTGTATTAAACCACATTCTTTGAAGACTACTCCGAAGCCAAATTCTCTATCTGAGTCAGGAATTATTTCTTCTACAGTATCTATGTAATCGCCATAAATAGTATGAACAATAGCTTTATCTCCAATTTTCAGACTATGTAAATCTATCATTTTTTCTTCTTTTTACCCTATCCTGTAAAAGGGAGAGGGTGGTTGGTTACTCTGTTATTCCGTATGCTTTAGGCAATTTTCTGATTACATCTCCACCATAAGCATCCATTGTTAGCTCAACAAACTCTCTCACGGAAGTCTTATCACCGAGAGACAAACCTTTGCTATTTACAAATAATTCTCTTCCCATACGGCAGCTTCCTGTAAGCACATGATGATAGGCAAACAAATCTTTGTTGTCATACTTAGTGTCGTAGGAAGGGAACTTCTTTACGAATGCCTCTATGCGTTCTTCTTCTGTACTATCATCGTATAGTTTTTCGTGTAAAGACATATATGCGTCTCGTAATGTTTCGCCATGAGCAAACTTATTATTCTCTTTAACGATATAACAAGGGATTGTTTGTAAGTCTGATTGCAAAATGAACCCTTGCGCTACGTTTGCTCGTACTGATGTGATTATAGTAGGTGTATTGTCAACAATATAAACAATACTGCCGCTTACCTCCTTAACGCCATCGCCATAGCCAGAGCCAGAGCCAGAGCCAGAGCCAGAGCCATCGCCAGAGCCATAGCCATCGCCATAGCCAGAGCCAGAGCCAGAGCCATCGCCAGAGCCAGAGCCATCGCCATAGCCAGAGCCATAGCCAGAGCCAGAGCCATCGCCATAGCCAGAGCCATAGCCAGAGCCAGAGCCAGAGCCATCGCCAACATCTATAGCTAAGAATTTCCTGATCTTTTCTTCTAACGCTTCCATACTCTCACCTCCTCGATTGATTTGATAGCCTTTACCGTGCAAGGGATAATCTCAATAGTATCAAGGATTGTGATACTATCAACGGACACAGTGAACTTGCAGCTTGATGGGTTTGACGTGCCGTCCTTCGCTAACTGAGATAATGACGCAGCACCATCCCAATACCAGATACGACGAGCATTCTTCAAAGTAACCTCGCTACCATTTTGTGATACCAACTCTCCAAACTCAACTCCGCTTCTATTTCCACGGATGAGAACTTTCTTTCCAATGTTTGTATTCATTTCAATTAAACTTTAAATTAAATTTGTTGCTATTTTTATCCTTTGCAGGATTGTTAGTTAATCTTCTTGATACTATCAATTTCTCTATAGTAAAGTACGAACTCTCTATTAGAGCGAGTACCATCTTTCTTTGCAGGATTGACTCTTACCTCAATATCGCCAGTGAACTGGTTTATATATTTCTCAGGAACAATACTTGCTATCCAGCATACATCACATCTGCGGCAGCTTACTTTGTCTCCAGCCTTGTATGGAAGACTTTTGATGTAGTCATTCACGCAAGAACAAATCTCATCGTTAGCATCATTGATGATGCTTTTTTGCTTGGCAACCTTTGCTTTTAATTCTTCTTTTGTCATATCATTATATTTTTAAGTTACTATCTATATGCAAGGCATATAATAAATGTTGGAGTTCGTGAACATAGGTAAACTCAAAACGAAAATTGTGATTACATTCATTTATATAGTTCCAATCTCTAAGATTTTCACATTGACTGATTTGTAAGTCACCATAAGTCATTCTATCAAGCTCATCCCATTTGTCATCTAATTCCTTGGAAAACTGATAGCCACGCTCTTCGCTGCCAGCGTAAAACCAGCTTATGGATTTATTCCATCCATTCTTCTCCAAAATTGCGGGCACAAGATTAATAGGAACAATATCCTTAACCCAAGCACAGCTGTCACCTAAGAGATAGCCTTTCTCTCCAAATTCCGCACCTTCGAGGTTATCCAAGCGGACAGCACCTTTCAGAACTGTTCCATCGTTTAACTCCAAAGTCTTTGACGGGTCGGAAGCTACTACTCTGTAAACGACATCTTTTGCAGTACCTAAAGGAATGCCATTTGTCATTACCAAATCTCCTGGAATGTATTTTATATCCATACGCTTTAATCTTTGCTATTAATGAAATCCTCATACTCACCTATCGTGATTTCCACGAAGTCTGGATTTTGCTTCTCAGCTCTAATACTATCATCGAAGTAAACGAAAATGCGTTCTTTGTGACGTAAAAGTTGTGTGATGGAAAATCGTCTGGTATTCGGAACTTCTATATTCAGTTCCTTCAATACCTTGAAATGATGGGTAAAGGACTTACATGATGTAAGTACTGCGGCTATTGCCTTACCTTGCTTACATCGCTTATTAGGCGCAATAGCTACATAATAGCCATCTTCCAGCTTTTTACCATCTACCTTCTTCCATACCTTCTTATCAAGTTTTTCGTATCGCTCGGAAGAAACCCATATAGCAGTAACCTCATACATCCTATTTATGGTGTGGTTAGGCTGATAACCTTGATATTTTTCAACCTCAAAGCCTACAGCTTCTTCTACTCGTTTCATGTAGGCTTGATACTCTTCAAATTCAGCATCGAGAATACTCTTAATGTATTCATAAGCCTTTGTCCCTTGTTTTGCTTCGTACAACATACGCTTTACTTTTTATAGTTGCTATTCTCCTTATACCCACCACTTACAAGCCATTGACCAAATTGTTCAAGACTTTCTATGTTATATATAAGACTCCATTTGTCACCTATATCATCAGTTGTATAAGCTATAAAAGTCTTATGTGTGAGCACATTCCAACAGATTTCCAATCTGTGTAAAATGGTTTTTCTAAAATTATATCTTGCTGCCATACGCTTTACTTTTCTAAAGATGTATATATTCGTTCACTTCACCCAAAACCTTTGTAAGCAGTCTTTTTAGGATTTTCAATTCATCATTTGAATATGTAGCTATTGGATAACCATCAAGAGTAGTATCACCTAAGTTACGGCTTATCTTTAATGAATATTTGTCTTGTTTCATTTTTCTTTTTTGCTTCTTTACTTCTTTAAAGATTATGTTCTTACCGTCAGAACGGTTAAACTTACAACATTTATGCTTGCACATGCACATATAACCTCCTTCTTGTATATCAAAGAAACAACCTTCGCAATTATTACGTTCCACAGCTTCAAGAGTAATGGTTACTCTTTCTCCAACTTTAAGTTCTTTCATTGCTCACCTCCTTCCCATTCATCGGTAGTACCCACGAGGAGCTTAGTCTCCTCATTATAAGGAAGGATAATTAAGTTAACCAAATCTTCATCTATAGACATACCCATTGGAGTAGCACCATACTCATCAACATAAGAAACGAAACTTGCTTGCCATATAGAGCCTTCACAATTCCGTATCTTCCAAATACATCTGTCGAATGGCTTAAACTCGCACTTTGGCTTCAAATCAACAATGGCTTTCTTCTCAGCATCCCAAGCCTTGCCTTTCTTTGCTAAAGCGTCAAAGAACTGCTTCTTCTCTTCTTCTGTAGCATAGCGAAACCTATTTGTATCAAGGTTATACACTGGCATACCATAATCAATATGCCCTCTTTCAATAAGAAAGCGAACATAACTACGCATTTCATTTCTATTGGTATCTAAGATGAAAACAGAAGAAAAATGCAACATGTTTGTTTTTGTAAACAGTATATCTCCATCCTTGAACTCAGGCTGTTTTTCAACTTTCAAAGTCTCAAGGTTGAGCTTACCACCTAATTTTCTTTCAATTTCTTTGATATAATCATGTGCAATATTATCATCTAACTTCTCAAACTTAGCGGTTTCGGTATTTAACACATCTTCATAACCATCCCTACTATTAGAATAACATCCATTGAACTTCGTGTAATCATCAGATGCCCATTCTTTGAAAATGCACTGAAATCCACATTCATAGGTAAGTAAATCGCCTTTCTTCCAGGCGAACTTAGACCAATCACGCATTGATTTTGAAGGAACTAAAATAGACTCTCCGTACCTTATATATTTTCCATCGTTGTAAAAGAATAATTCGTCTCCATCTTTACCCGAAAGAGTAATACCAAGTTCGTCTTCTGGGCATATCTCTTCTATTCTAAGTTCTCCAAAAGCATCAGCATATAGCTTCGTACCCTTTGGCTTATCTTTCAGTATAGCTGCTATATTTAATTCTTCCATAATTAATTTTTTATTAAAGTATATTTAATATGAAGTCCAAAATTCCATCCAAATTGAATCTCGGTCTCTTCTTAATGCTTCTTGCCAAACCTCATCATACTTACATTTATTAACAGAATTTTCATCCACAGTTCTTAAAATTCTTATATAATCCTCATCTTGTTCATCTTTACCTTTATACTGTATTACTTTAAAGTCATATGGTAAAACAATTCGTTCAGAACGATTATATGCTGTAATGTCATCACTTCCCATGGCCATCTTACCATCAGAGCGCCAGAGTTTACCATTGTAAATAAATAATCCATATATAGGTATATTGCCTACTTTTATTTTATTCATAATTATTTCTTTACATTTTTAGTTTTTATAAATCGTATCCAAGATTTCTCGGAAATTAGGATTATCTATGACAGCTTGAGCATCTTTTTCGCATTTGAAATATACCGCATTGATATCAAAAATAGTTTTATAATCTGTTGTATAGCATTGAGAACGATTACAATATAGAATATGATATTTATTTTCTACACTACTCCAATTAGGCTTCCAATCTCCATTGTAAAACTTAGCTATACACATAAGTCGATTAATAGCGCATAGTTTTGCAGAATTGTTGTCATCAACAGATATACCTGTCATGTTTCTTTTAAGATCCAAAGATTTCTCTATATCTTCATAGGTCAATTCTTTCTTCTTGAACTTGATAACGCCAGCATCAAAGTTGCTATTCTGTAAGTCTATCTCCATCCCATCAGGGATATTGATAGTGAGTTTGTTGTCTTTGATTTTCATGTCTTTGATTTCTTAGAATCTTAATTTCTCATTATGTGTAACTTAACAACTTTGTTCGCCATGTGCGGCTGCTGGTTATTGAATTTCTCAATAAACATTCGTTTCATCTGCTCGGGAAAGATGGGTTTTGTCGGCTTTGGGATGGTGATAGTTGCTAACGTTTTGCTACCATCACTCAAAGTTATCAAGCATCTCCTTGTGATCTGTTCTGTTTCAAACATATTATATCCTCCTAATATTTCTTTTATGTTTACTTTGACTTAATTTTTCTGATAGTGAATGCCGTATCGTTGAGTGTTCTGCACCAGTCTATCTTGCCTTCTGCGTATAACTCATTCAGGGCTTGTTGCGGCTGATGGACTCCTCGATTGATGATTTCTGTGGTAAGAACGTGGAGGGGGGCGATGTGTGCCGCCTTACGCTCGGACAGAATATCAGCGATGATGGTTAAGACTTGTTCTTTCTCGGTCTTCATTTGGTGGGGAAGGTAAGAATGATACGTGAGTTACTTGTTAAAAGAGTGATAGCTGACCGCTCTTATCGTGATAGTGTTTCCCTGAGGGAAATATCAGTTCCTCGAACATAGCAGTCAGGCAGTTGGTGACTATTGAGTTTCCTGCAAGGGCATAGAGTTTGCTCTTACAGATAATGGGTGATCCGTCTTTCTCCTTGCTCAGGAGTTTGTCTATGTCAGCTTCATGTACTCCCATCAGTCGGAAACAATCTCTTGGAGTGTACTTCCTGATTGAGATGGAGTATTTCTTGCCGTTGGGTGCGGTGTGAATTATTTCTTTGTTCATTGTGGTTACGAATGTCATGTTTGACGTATCAATGGTTGTCTTGATGGTAGGGGAGATGCTTTGCGAAACAGATTGGTTATAGAGGTCTAATACTTGCCCCCCCATATCAGGCTTGACCTTCCCTGACAGGAACAGGGATTTCATACGTTTTCCTCCAGTTATCATATCTCTTTAATGATTAAGAATAAAGGAATACATCCCCCCCCATGGCCCATGGCAGAATTGAGGGTAGGAGATATTCCTTTAGTGGAATAAACCCTGGTATGCTGTTCGATTCTGCCTTTGATATGGAGGTTTGCCAACTTTATAATTTTGTCACACATTATATTTCCTTGATGATTAAAACTCCACCTTTCGGATAATGAGCCGTGTCAATGAAGTTCATTACACTTGCCTTACCGATACTGGCGGTGACTGCAACTGAGCATCCGTCAGCCGTTTTTGGTATCACTATCTTCGGGGGGGTAGAGTTTTTTGATTGCTTCATTGATGTCTGTTTTGGAGAGATACTTTTCGATGAGTTGTTGGGACATGAAATATTCTTGGGAAACGTTGTCTTCCAAGATGTCCTCAACCTTTGTGGTGAGTGGTATCGGTGAAGGAAAATGATACTCTGGGCTCGGGTCTTCATCTGTTCTTAGAATGGAAAAGACAAATATTCGCTCTCTGTTCTGAGGAATACCATAGTCCTTTGCGTTCAAGACTTTATAGAATGACGCATAACCAAAACTCTCCAAATCTTTGAGATATTTGAGAAAGAAGGGCAGCATTTTCTTGGTGAGCAGTCCTTTGACATTCTCCAACATCACATACTTGGGGTGCTTTGCTTCTATCATACGTCTTTCCTGAAAGATAAGTGACGATCGTGTTCCGCTGCCTTCCTCTGCGCCTTTCCTCAGTCCTGCCATAGAGAAATCCTGGCAGGGTGAAGACCAACTGATGAAATCGAAGTCAGGAACCTCGTTCCAGTCTATCCTTGTCACATCACCGAAATTAGGAGCTTCCCATCCGTGAAGCAGCCGATAAGCCTGAATAGCAGATGGCTCTATCTCGGATATGCCCACCACCTTGAAGTCGAAATCAGGGTGTTTTTCTTTCAGATACTTAAACGAAAGAGACTGACTGCCATATCCAGCAAAAGCCTCGAAGACTCTTAGTGGGTGTTGCTGGTTGTAGTTGCTTGTTGTTATCATTCTTATAACAGATTTGTCGGGATGCCAAGTCGTGCAAAGGTCCCGTTGTCACGATATATCTCCAACTGCGTTTTGCATAAGCTATCGGGATTTTTTTGGAGAAGCTCCAACATGCCGATAATGCGTTGACGAAGAACGCTGTCCTTTGTTTTGCTAGTATATAACTCCTGTTCGGCCTTCGTTTTTGCGATAAGTTGGCTTATCTCAGAAGAATGCGTGTTGACAGATATTGGCGGTTTTGTTGCTCCTATAAGTTCGTCCTCCCATCCTCGCTGATTAAGGAAAGTTTGGAAGTTCTTGCGATATTGCTTGTCGGGTTGGGAGAGTACATAGAGAGGAATATACTCTATAGCAGCCTTACGGTCTTTCTTACTCATAGAGTTCCACTTCTTTTCCAGTTTAGACTTGCAGCCGACCTTCTTTTCGTAGAGATTCCATGCCCGATCAAAGGTATATTCGTCTTTGACTTCCCTGGGTGGAGGAGTAACTTTGTAGCCTTTGGATTCCAAGAATCTTATAAAAGCATTGGTTAGTTCTTCTTCATTCTTAGCTGTTTGCATATCAAAAGCACTTGCTATAATTTCAAATGCAACTTTTGAGGTTTGAATTATATCATTCATAGTTCACCATTTAGATAATTGTCGATTGCTTTGATAAACTCATCTATAGAACGGATGACGATGTATTTTCCTCCGTGCCGCTCCACTTCACATTGAAACACCTTCTGTTCTGGCTCTTGTCTGCCTTTCGGTGTCTTGTTTTCGATGCAGAGGAATCCATACTGGGAGGTGCGTTTCAGGAGCAACATATCAGATACACCTGCCTTCATACCTTCTTCTTTCAGCCATGCGGCTTGTCGTGAGGTTCGCTTGCCGCCATTAGGAACAGCAAAGAAGACGCCTTCAAGGTCAGGATATACCCCACGGATATACCTGACCTCTGCGGACTGCAAGTTATGCTCGTCATAAGATGCACGCTTGCGTATCTTCTTGTCTTCCTGTTCTAACTTTGCCTTGATTTCTGCGTAACTTGTCATCAGTCTTCGTTGAAAAGGTCGTTGATAGATTCTTTACCCATCAGACGGATGGCTTCCTTTGTAAGGTCTTCGTTTTTGAAGTAAACGCTTGCATCGTTTATTGCCTGATTATATCGAGTAGAGAAACTTTCTCCATCCTTAACGATACACCATTTTTTTTCGCGGCTGAGAAAGTCAGGTTTCCATCCCTTGTTGAGATACTTTGCGATGTTCTGCAACTTATTAAAAGCGGCCAAGCGTTTTGCTTGAGCCATACTTGCGCAGTTGCTTAAATCATTATAAGTAATATATCCTGAAACGTTATTTTCGATTTTTTTATCATAAACCCAGTATGTTCTTTTGTGCAAGAACAGTTTCTTGCAAATATCATCATAAGTGATAGGGTTGCCTTCCTTATCATCATTAGTAGGCTTCTCGTCTCCTTCAATCTTCTTACGAACCATCAACTTACCATCCTCAGCGAAGAAGAACTGGAGGTTATCAGGGACGGGGTACTTAACTGCCGAACCATCAGCAGGAATACGCAACTTAGATAAGGTTGCATTGCCGTTGTTGATGTTGTTGATGTCCTTGTTGGTAATTCCTTCTGCATGAACATCAGGAGTCTTTTTTGCTTCTGCCATTTTCTCAGCAATCATTTCCGTACCCTTGCCAAGCAGTGCTCCGAAAAGCATTGATGCAAATGGTGACAACTCCGTTTTGTTATTGCGCTGACGATTATGTCTGTTGCTGCGCTTGTTGTTTCTGTGTGTCATATCAACTATAATTTTGTAAAATGTTATTAAACTCGTCTTCTGTGACACCATTAGCTACCATGACGGTAAGGATGGTGTCTAAGACCTTGGAATAAACTTCATTAAAGGCTGGCTCATCCATCTTGGCGAATGATATAGACTTGGCCTTCTCCAAGAACTTCTGACCATTCAGGTCGTAGAGCGGTTCGCTGAATCCTGACGTTATCAGAAGCTGTTCACGAAATGTGTCTACTGAGCGTAGGTTGGTGCGCTGCTGCTCGGTAAGACAATCCCATGCCGCACGGATAAGAGCGAAGAACTTGCGATGGAACTTCACGTTGCGAGGTCGGACGATGTTCGCCTTGACGATTGTTCCAACCTTTATCTTTTTCATTTCCTCGTAATCATCGTCCGAATATGGACGAAGACCAGTAGATGTTCGTACAAGATGGATTTCCATACCTTATTTATTAACGTTGAGGGAATGGGATATTCCCTTGCTGTCCTCCATACGAAGGTTGTTGATATGGGGCGTTTCCACCTTGTGGCTGTTGGGGTGCGCCTATCTGACTCTGAGCAACCTGACCGCTTGGCCGCTCCACCTTCCAGCAGTCCAGTTGATTGAACCATCTGCCATTGGTACGAGACTGGTTCGCCTTCAAACCGATATGGGCAGTGATAATCTCTCCTGCCTGGATATTGAACTGCTGCAACTTGTCCGACCCGAACACCTGAAAGACGGATCGTGAAGGATATTGCTGGTTCAATTCCTCTATTACATACTCGCACGAACTCCATTGTTGTCCGTTTTGCGAAGTGCCCATTTGCACTTGTCCTACGGCAATAATCTTGCCTGTAAAAGTTACATTCATATTGTTGCTTAATTAAGTTTGATTCTGATTGACGGTTTTGTTTCTACCTCCTTGAGGTAATGCTCGTAGTGGTCTGGCTCTGTGTCCTTGAAAAGTTTTGTGTCGAAAGTTTTCTTGGTGGTAGCTTCCACATAAGAGTATGTACCGATATTGGTCTTGATAGACTTCTGTTTATTCCCTTCCATCAAGCACATCAACTGCTCCTTGATAGAATCCTGACGAAGTTTCAGTGCATCTATTCGTGCTGCAAGGAGTCTGTACTCCTGCTCCAAGGCCGAGAACTGCTCAGGTACTTCCACCTTGTAATGATAGTCTGCATCGTCTGTGAGATAAGCGTAGATTAGGTTCGTTATTGTCTCGTCTGACACTCTTGGCAGCGGCTGGAATTTGCTCTTGCCATCCTTGAACCACATACAGACAATCTCCTTTACCTTTAGATTCGGATTCATCTGCTCGAACCATTTAGCATAGATGGATAGCTGGAGAGAAACGTTGTTATAGTGCAGGGTGGAGGTGGTCTTGTAGTCAACAAGATAAATGTTCCCCTCGTTGTCAGCGAATACACCATCTATGGCTGATGCAAAATACTTGTTGTCTGTGACAAGATACTCGCTATCCACATGATGCAGTTCGTAAGCATGCAGCATGTCGCTGAAGTCACGTATCTCCTGTGTCGGATTCGGATATGCGCTTATGTCCGAACCAAAGATGGTACAGAATAGCTCAAAGGAGTTGTGAATCATTCCACCACGTTCCGCAGCCTTTGCCAACACAGACTCTGGTATGTCCTTATATGTATCAGGAAAGGCAAACTTGATGAGCGTTCCAGTGATACCTGATAGCTGTTTCTTTCCAAGATGGTAAGTGTGGTTGATCTCATCGAACACCACCTTGCTTTTCTTTAGCTTTATTTCCTTTTTTTTCATATCCCCAACTCCTTTCTCTTAGCGGATAGCGTCTGCATGAATTGTGCGTTGCTCATCAACGGCTTGTATGTCTGCATTACCCATACAAGGTTATCCTTGTTTACACAGCGTGATACCATCTGTATCGCCTCGTTGATGTCGTTAGGGTGATACTGAGGGTCTGAGGCTACTGGAGCCTTATTGCTGCTTTTTACTTTTTGTTGGCTTTGCTGGTCTTTCTGGTTTTCAATATTGGTTGTATCGGAATCGGCATTGTCATCAATAGCAAAAAGACCATTCAGTGCATACTTTCTTGCATAAGAAGATGCAGCACCAGTAATCTGGCTACCTTCCATTCCTTTCTTGGTTTCTTCCTCTCTTGCATAACCTGTCGTTACCTCCGTTTCGCCTTTGCTATTTTTGATAGTAGCAGTTGCCTTTACATATATGCGATTGCCAACCATTTCTATATCGTCTGTCATAACCAGTGTGCAACCAAGATTGGACATTATCGGCTTAACCGCTTCTAATATATCCTCAACCTTGCGGTACTTGTAGTTGCCAAAAGCATTGAATTGAGATTTCGGTGCTTTAAGCGTTGACTGAATTGTTATAAGTTCTTTCATACCTTATTATATTAGTTAGTTACACAGATGTCGCAGTCACACGTCCATCCATCGCACTCCTTGATGAGCTTCTTGATTCGCTTGTTGTTTGGGTCTGATTCCAACTCACCTTGCAGCCTCTTTTTCAGTTCGTTGATGAGGTCTAAAGGTGTCATGTAGTCTTCGATGAGGTCTTGCTTGATGCCTTCCTCGTCATCAGAAGAAGAGGTAACCGTAAACGACTTGTCGAGTGTGAATGATGCCGTAACATCGTAGTCCTGATACTCAGGATATTCAGGCTGATTGTAAGGTGCGAATGGGTCGTTGGCTGCGCCTGGTGGATAATTTCCACTTGTTGAATTGTTCATAAGCATAATATTTTAATTGTTTGACTTTCAAAATAAACCCCACGGTTCTCACGAATGGTGGGGAGTCTAATAGCAAGTTGAGCGGTCGCTACCGCTAAAATGTAAATGTATAGAGAATATGATATATCAGCGAAAATGGGAGCATGTTCCGAGGCTTTTAATTCCATTCATGCTCCCAAAAGACACAAGCCGAGCCACGCTTTCGCCTAAGGTCATGTGTCTTTAAGTTCCCTTCTGCATTCATGGAGGCTTAGGACTCCCAGTGCTATGTTTCGTACTGGCTGCATTAGAACTTTATTGTAGTTGTGCGCTCCTGCCTTTGTGCTACCTCTTACAAGGGTCTCGGCATCAGGCCTGCTTCTTCACAAGTGAACTCCAAGACGTTCTCAATTCCACCTGTTGCGGTGTAGGTAATAGTCCTGCCACTTCCTCGTCTAATCGTATGTTGTGGTTGCATACGCTGCTTTTGACTACGAGTACCTCTCAAGGAAGGTTTATCCTATCCGACACAATGCCTCGGTATCGGGCTTTGGGACGCAAGGTGGGACTCGAACCCACGACCTCGAAGGATGGGGAACCTTCTATTCTACCAACTGAACTACTTGCGTCAAAGAACAACTATACAAAACAATACAGGATATTGCGGTGGGTGGAAGTAGTGGGCTTCAAAAAACCTCCACTGAGATGACTGATTAATAACGAACTTGATATATTCCTATGAACTTTTTGAGGTTCACCCACCTTGTTGTTACTTACCCCATTCTTTGAAGGAGCGGTATATCTCGTTGATCAATACACAAAGTGTTGCGATTGATAATATTAACATGATTGTCGAAAACATATTCTAATTTTATTAATGTGTTGAACAATAGGCTGCTGCCTCTGATTCTATCTCTGTCATGCTCTTGGAGCGGTTCTGCATCATCCAGTCCTCTAACTCGCTCTTCTTGAAGTAGAGTCGATGGACGTTAGGCTTGTAGTAGGGGAGCGTGTTATTTCTTGCTAAGTACCTCACACCTTCTACGGTCATACCAAGGATGATTGCAGCCTCTTTTATGTTGAGCATACTCTTGGCCGCTATCATTGCGTATTGCTCAATGCGGTCAAGTTGCTCCTTTATCTCTTTTTCTGCCATATCAGTTGAAGTTGAAGGTTTGTTGCTTTGGCTTGGCTGTATCGGATGGCTCTGTTTTACCATTGCCTTTATCTACGGACGTACATTCTTGCTCTATTAATGGTAGAATGCCTTTCGCTTTGAGTGCTTCGTAAAGGAAGATTCTTCCCTTTGTTGTCCACTCGGTGTTGTACTTCACATCATGCCTTCCGTCTGAACGAATGATGTCAATCGCTCTGCTGTGAACGTAACCTCCATGAAGGAACTGTCCGTACAATATCCATTGACCTCGAACCTTATGCTGAATCCTCATGTCAGAGAGGAGAAGGTTGAGTTTTATTGCGCTCATCCCATAGTCCTGAGCTATCTGCGTGATGGTCATCGTGGCATCGCTTTGCAGGATTTGTTCGTAGTAGCTTACCTTGGGTAACATCTCGATAATCTTGTTACCAAGTTCCGTGTTCTCCTTGCTGATAGTAAGTATGGTTGCTTGCTGACGCTTGTTCTGCAATGCCAACTGCTGCTTCTCTTCCTCTGATTTGACCAGAGATTTGAGAGCTTCGAGATAGTTTTGTGGGACGGATGGCTTGGATTGCTCAATCTGTCTCTTCATAGCGTTGAAGGCTTCGATGTATTTCAGTTTGAACTCCATCGCTTTCTTTCCGTTGAATCCCATCGCCAGCAGGGTGAAACCATCTTGGTTCATGACGAACATAGGATAACTCTGTTTGTTCTGCTCGTTGACGTAGGTCGTTTCTTCAAACATCGGGGTCTCGTCATTTTTAACGATACCCCCTTGAAGTATCTTCCTTATCGCTTTAAGAACATTATCATGAGGTTTCTCAAAGACCTCAGCAACCAGTTTGCTATTTGTTAGAGGTTGGTTGCTTTTACCTCTGTAAACGATTTCGTTCATATTCACCTCCTTCTTTTAGTAGAAGAGTACCTTATCGACTACGACTCCTCCGAACTCCTTTAAGGCATCCTGCCTGATGTATTCAGACTGCTTGCTCTGACTTCTAAACCCTAAAGCGTTGTAAATGGTCTCTCTTTGGCAACCATACCGCTCGGCAAGTTTTTTCCGTCCTTCACGCGAAACCTTGATAATTTTTATCTTTTTTACTTGCATAACTTAAATTTTTGTTGTATTTTTGCCTTTAATAATTAATAAACTTGTTGTTTACGTGTGCAAAGATAGGCAAATCCGCATAACTAACCAAATGTTTTTTGAAAAAAGTTATCCCGATTTGCATAGTTTAAACAAGGTTTAAAAATGTAAAATGTATGGAAATAACTGTGTATCAAAGAATTAAAGCATATATTGATGATAATCATATATCATTAAATGCTTTGGCGAAAACGCTTAATATGAATCAGTCAACTGTTCTTAGACAAGTCAAGGGTGAGCAAACTTTGTCTTCTACCTTGGTAGAGAACTTCCTGAAAGCCTACCCAAAAGTGTCTGCGGAATGGTTGATGCGTGGTGTAGAATCAATAGAAGTAGGCAAAACTGCCGAATATATTGCAGAAAAGACTAATATAGACTGCGTTGCTGAGACTATTCATCCTAAAGAATCAGATACGGATGATTCTGTCTGGAAGGCCAAGTATGAAGAGTTAGAGAAACGCTATGATCAGTTACTGTCCATCTTGGGCGGTGGCATGAGAAAAGCAAATGTAGGATAATTAAAATGTATTGAGTATGTGGTTTCTTCATATGTTAGTTATGTTTGTCTCGCTCATGCTATTTATGGCATGGATGGTAGGCGTGTGTGATTCCCTTCAACATGGTAGGTTTTTCAACTGGTTATGTGAAAAGAATTGGATGGTAATTCCTGTTGCTCTGTTGTTGCTGATATTTGTTGCAAGAGTATGGTACGTAGTAGCATTTGATATTCAAGATATTGTTAACTACATCTTTGGGTTATGCGGTTGCAGCCCTATAGATTTTAAGAACCTTGGATGATGGAATATATATTAGGTATCATTGTATTTTTGTCTTTTTCGGCTATAATAATAGTATGGTCTATCCTTCATAGTTCTAAGAAGGAAAGCGCAAAGCGTGACAAGGAATTTATTGATAGAATAAGAAAGAGTGCTCTTGAACGCAAGCCTTCTATCTGTATTGAAGTTGATGGGTGCAAGATAATGCTTAAAGAGGATTTCATAAAACGAGAGTGGCATAAGACTAAAGAGGGTGGGATACCTATCCGTGGCCAATATGAACCAGCAGTACATTTTCTGAAACGAATTGATGAATATCGCAAAATGAAGGCTGAACAGAAAAGATACTATGATGAGGAGATGGCACGAAAGAAACAGAGTATCTTGGGTAGATGCGTAAAGGCTCCTTTGCCAAAGTCTGAGTATGAAGCTGACGAAATATTAAAAAATTACAATGGAGAATCGTAAGTTTCCGAAGATTATGTTATTACTAAAAATGTGTGAGATATGAAGAAGATTTTATGTTTTATGATGTTTGTCTTGCTGCTGGTATCATGTAGCAAGGATTCTGGTGAAGAGGTTGGATTGACTTCAAACTACATTGAGGTTGCTGGAGTTAGACATCAGATTGATAAATTTGTGATTGAGAATGAATCAGAATTTCGTATAGGTTCTAAGAAGGATGGAACCTATATTTCTTTCGGTTATACTTGGTACAGAGTCCCAATAGGTGAAAAGATATATTTCGTTGAGACAGACGAGTATCTGGAGTATTTTGAGTTGGTGGATAACTACAGAAAATGCAACTTAACAGACGGCTCTTCTGATAGTTTTTACTTAATTAAGAAGAATGGTGATAACTATATCGTTGATATATATATAGGTTCGTCTAAATATAAGACGGTTGTACATTATGAAGGAAAAATGATATAG